TTTTTTAATAAAACAAAAAATCCCTCCGTAAAGAAGGGATTTAATTTAATATTATTTTTTAATTGGAACTGTATCTACGGGTTCTAATGTTACTTTGATAACACCCCTTCTTATGAAGTTAAGTTCTTCTGCCGTCCCATAACTCAAATCAATAATGAATTTTGATGACTTTGGCAATCTGTCGTTGATTTTAACATATCTTACAGAATCGTTGTGTAGATTTGTTACTTTTACAATTGTTCCAAACTTGAAGTACTTGTGTGCTGCCGTTAAGCTGTCTTTATGGAACCTTTCTCCTGATGATGTTAATCTACCTGTCCAGTGTTGTCCGTAGTAGGAGGCGGTTCCTGTGTAGATTTTTTCTGATGATTTAAATGATAATAGTGTAAGTAGTGGAATAAATAATAAAAATTTTTTAAGCATTAATTTGGTTTTTTATGTTTATAGGTTGTGGAAATTTTCATCTTTCCATACCTTTTCTCCATTAACCTTTGATGTAAATCCCAGTTAATGATAGATTCATTGGTTTCTTGTTTATCTTGAGCCATATCGTATAATTTTCCAATCTTTTTGATAATCTTTGTAGAAATATAGTTAAATCTTTCACATTCGTCAACAAAGAACTGAATTTCGTTGTTTTTATATTTTGTCACAAAGTTGAAAAACTTATCTCTTACTTTGTTTTTTTGTTTTACAAAGTCAGGTAATGGCATATTAAATAATTGATTTACCATTTTAAGATTTTCTTCCTGTTGGGTTGTAATCATTTTATCAAAGATATCTAACTTACCATTTGCAAGGTTTACATAAACAAGTTGTAATATCCTTTTCACCTTTTCCTTTTCTGACATATCTTCATAATCTTCACCAGCGTATTTCAATAGATTATCAACTCTGTCCATTTCTGATTTTAATCTTTCCAAAAAATAATTAAAACTGAAATTTTTAATTTGAATTAATTCTTTATATACAATATCATTTTCTAAAAACTCTCTGAAGTTATCTTTTGTTACATTTTGTAATGACATTCTTGACGCTACCTCTGTTGGTCTAACAAGGTTTTCAGCATTATGTATAAAGTAAGTATATCTCATAAAATCATTTATTACAGGTATACCAAAAGCAAGTCCTGAACTTGTTATTGCCTGATATTGGGCATCATCACCAATTAATGAAATATCTTTTTTCTGTTTATCATAATAATGTTTTAATTCGTGAGCAAGAATTGATGTGGCTTCAACTTTATCTCTTGTTAACCTTTCATGCAATTCATTAACCTCCCAATCTTCTGATACAATAAAGTTTATTGCTAATTCAATTGTCGGTTTTTTTTCACTTACTTTAAACATTCTTTTATCACTGAACCTGAAATTGTTTGCCATACCCATAGATGCGAGTTCTGCCTTCCCATCATAACCATCCAATTCTTCTATATTAACGTTCAATATAAGTTCATTAACATTCAAATCAGCAATTTGTAAATCAACATCTTTCATAAGGGTATAACCCTCTTCTTTTGTGTCTAATCTTTTAAGGTAATCAGTGATTATATCATAAAGAGTTTGGGCACTTTCAAGAATTGATTCAGGAACACCCAGTCTTTCAGAAATGATTTGTTTGGTTATCAAACCTAATTGTTTTTCTGTTAAAATGATTTTTACCATAATGATAAATATAAGGAAGTTGTGGATTTTACCCCACAACTCCTATCAAACCATCCAAGTGATGATCCTTAATCATATCAGATGCGATGTCCCTTTTGTTCATTATTTTGATGATATCATCAATTAAATAGGGATTTAAGTCGTTTCCATCAACACCAACATCCATTTTTTTCCCATTACCAAATTTTAGGTTTTTTGGGAGGTGTACGTGTCCGTGGAGATGTATTACACCTTTGTTTAATCCGTGCCAGCTTTGGAGTGGGTAGTGACTTAAAACAAAGTAATAGTCATTTATTTTCACTTCCAAGTATTGCTGAACACTCAAGAACCTATCTTGTATTCCATCTCTGTCGTATTTGATGTGTGTGTCGTGATTACCCAATACAAGATGAATGTTTTTACAAACCAACCTGTCAAGAAAGTTTTTAATGTTATCAAACCCACCAAAAGAAAAATCACCTAAATGAATCAAAGTATCATCTTGTCCAACGACACTATTGATATTATCAACAAGTGAGTTGTTCATTAGTTCAATGGTATTAAAGTCCCTAGTTGAGTGTACAGGTACTTCCCCATCTTGTGTTCGCCAATCAGTTACTCCACGACATATATTTTTGTGGGAGTAATGCGTATCTGATGTAAAGAATACATTTCCTGTTGTTAATATTTTATCAAATTTCATAATTTTAACTCAAAACGATTTTTCATTTGTTCTACTTTATCTTCGGGAACTCCGTGTTTGTTTTTGTTTCCGTGTCTGTTTTCAACCACAATACAAGTTACATAATAACCGTGTTTTTTTGCCATTTCAAAATATGGTTCCATTTCCCACTCTTGTGTGAATGTGTTTGATACTGCAATTTTTGAAATACTTGACTCCATTGCATATCCAACAAATTCTTGACACTCTTTATGTGCTTCTTTTATTTTAGATGGAATAAAATTATAGTTTCCATCATTATCATAAAAGTAGTAATCAGCTTCAAACACATTTGAAGTTAGTTGTCTTGCAAGTGTTGTTTTACCACTAGATGGTAACCCTCTTACCAAATATAACATTTTTTCCATATTACAAATATATGAAATTATTATTAATTAAACAAAAAAAGGAACCATTTCTGATTCCTTTTCTATTATTCAGGTTTGATTATATCGGTTGGGGTATTAATAGGTAAAGGTTCTATAGGTTTAAGAGGTAAGGTACCTATTACAACTGTTTCCAAACTTCCACATTTTCCATCTTTATTTAAAAGATCAACAGCCTTTTGGAATTTAGGTAATTCCAATTTTGTCCATTCTTCTTGTCCTTTTTTTCTTGTGTACCAAGTCCCGTCATCAAGTTTTGCATATTCCCAAACTTTATCGCCCGATAAATTACAAAAGTTTTTTTCTGTTAAATCGGGTAACTTTATTTTTACCGGTGATTTTGTTGTTTCGGGTGTTTTACTTACTGATTTTTTACACAACTTATTTCGTAATGTTTCGGCAAAAGTATCATATGTGCCCGGAATATTTGTTTCGTATTTATATGAAGCATTTTCACCAAAATTTATTGATTCAGATCCCTTACACGCCAACTTACCATCTACGTAAAATTTTCCATCACTTTTTTTAGTATCTTCGTCGTAATAATATATTGATTCTTTAGGTATAATAATATTTGACCCACTTTTTCTTATAATCGCACCTTGTTTTAACGTTATACGATATGGTAAAGTACCAGCACCCCCTAAACTTGTTCTTATTAAGTTTGTTTTATTTTTCAAAGTATACGTTCCATCCTCCTCATTTAAAAGAGTTTCATTTCTACCATATAAACCCAAGATATTACTTTTCTCTTCTTCCGTGATTATAAATCTTTTTCCCATTTTTAACTTTTAATATAAATATCCCACAATATAAAAAAAGGAACCATCTCTGATTCCTTTTTTTGGGATCATTCACTGGAATGAAACTGCCACCACTTTGTTTTAAAGATTAACAAAGAAACTTATATTCTATATATCCACAGATAATAATTGGTTTGATTACCTGAACCTACTGTTATATCAGTGAACTTAAGTCCTTGGATAACCCCTGTTGTTATATTATTTTCATAAACCGTTCCACTTAAATTACCCCAAGTTGTATTATTCATTGTTAAATTATATGCCGAAGCTGTTGTATAAAATGAATATGTTGAGGGGTAGTTATTAAATGAGTATTGATTTATCGTATTGAACTGTACTGTATCATTTGTGGTAATAATACTTCCAATTTCACCAACTCGGTATCCTGTGATAACCCAAGTTTGTCCAACAATATTAACAGTAGAATCAATTCCTGTTGAGTCTGTTATGATAGGTTGTGGTGGAAGTGGTGGTTCATTTGGTTGGATGTTTTCTTTCTCACAAGATAAAATTCCCAAACTTAATGTGATAAATAAAAATACTCTTTTCATAATTACTTCGTTATTAGAGCCTCAATCTTACTTCTCACTTGTTCCATCATATTAATCTCTTCAGTACCAGTCACGATAATTGAATCGGATAAGTATTTGTATGGAATACTTACCAAAAATGTTTGTCCGTTATAAAAACGTAAGTCGTTTCCGAGTTCCAAACATCCGTGAACCAATTGAAGAAAAATTTTGAACTGTGTTTCATCAACAAACACCTCGTTGAGGAGAGTTCCAAACTTCTCACTCATAACCTTTATTGTAAATCCTGTCTTATTCATACCACAAATGTAAATATTTTTTTTGAATTATCCAAATGTTTCTATCTTAGCATCAACTTCTTTTAATTCAGACCACGTCCCTAAATAAGTTATCGCCCTTACTTTTTTATTATCAATCCAAACATATTCCTGTTGTTCCTTAATTCTTGGTTTATCCATAACAAGTCCGTGATACTTAAATCCATTCTTATCTAACCATTGGAGGGTTACGTCTCTGTCTTTTGATTCTCTTGCCGTAAAAAACGTGATAATATTTCCTTCGTTATACCATTTATTAATGATTTCTAACGCCTTTGGGAAAACGTTCGCATCAGGATATAAATGAGAATCTTCATTTCTAATATCATCACATATTGTCCCATCAATGTCAATTAAAAACGATTTTTGTTTTTTTTCTTTTTCAAATATTATTTTTGCCTTAGTTGCGTGTATCGCGATATTATCTTCATTTATATAACAATCGTTAAACAATTCAAACTCAACATCATCACCTGATTTTATAATACCTTGTTTTGATTTTTCGTTAACAATTATCTCAGATTCTTCAATGAGTCTATACGTGATAAATGGTTTACCCTCAATTGAGGTGATTGCCCATCCCTCAAGACTGTTTACAGTTTCAGGATTACTTTTAAAATATTTTATTATTCCTTTCATTTTTAATTATCTAAAATTTTTATCCAAATAATATTTTTCAAGTGATGTTAAACTATCAACACCCTCATCTAACATTCTATCCAAAATACCATCAACATCCAATTCGTTATCTAAAAACGAATCCAATTTTCTCATAAATTCATCAGAAAAAAATTTAACACCATATTTTAAATTTTGAGTTAAATCTTCAACATCAAATTTAAGTTCATATTTATTTAAAACTTCATCAACCATTGTCACCATTTTTGGTTCCACCAAAATGATGTCCCAAGATTTGCCATCATCCTCACCAGTATCATTAACACCGTCCATTGTTAACTTCGTTGCCCATTTTAGTTCACTTGGGCTCATTTTATCCCACAAAAATACATCTAAATCTTTATTAGAGACATTGTAGGTATATTTTAAAATTCTGAATTTTGATAAATTAACCATAATACTTAATTATAGTATAAATATGGACAAAAAAAAATCCCAAAAAGAATTCAACTACGAATTATTCGGGATTTTTGTTTTTTTTACCAACAATAAGTAAGAAAGGGATTTTGTTGTTGTATGTATAAATATGCAAATGTTTATGAAAAAACCAATGTTTTTATAAAATTTTCATAATAATTTTAAATAAACCGTCTTTGTAATCCTCAATAGGTAACTCTTTTAATGAAAAATAACCACATTCAGTGTGTTCACCCCCATCATTAGCGTTTTCAAGATCGGGATAAATTTCTTCATCAGTCTCAATCAAATATACATATAAGATACCTTTTAAATATTTGTTGTCTCTAGCATATCTATTTGCGGTACCAATTAATTTCAAATCTTCCTCATCCTCAATTACAATGTTTGTTTCTTCAAAAAACTCTCTAACTGCAGCCTCTCTTGGTGTTTCACCCTTTTCCACACTACCCGCAGGAATTGACCACACACCAGGTAATGATTGATAGGGACTTCTTTTACATAACAATACCTTATTGTTACATTTAACTAACACTCCCGAATATCTTTCTGGTTTTTCCATCCTTATCTATATTTATACATATATGGAAATAATAATAAATAACAATTTATTCAATGTAAAATGTGTAATAACAAAAAAAGACATTACAGAGGGAATGATGTTCAAAAAATTTAACGACAAATTTGATGGTATGTTATTTTTTATGAAAGATGAACCTCATTCTTTTTGGATGAAAAATTGTATTATACCTTTAGATATTATTTTTATTAGAAACAATAAAGTCCTAAATATTCATCACAACTGTTCTCCTTGTAATACTGAGGAATGTGAGAGATATGAAGGCGAAGGCGACTTGGTGTTAGAAGTTGATGGTGGTACTTGTAATAAGTACGACATTAAAGAAGGTGATAGAGTTTATTTTGACTAACCCTTTTCTTCGTCAATTTTTTCCTTCAACAATCTTACAAATTCTTTCTGTATCATTTTTGTAAACTGTACATATGGAGCGTCATCACTATCCTTTTGATATTTGTATTTACCTGCTGGTGGACGTTTAGATCTACCCATATAATTAAGTCCAGAAATGTTAGTTATACATTTATGTCCACCACTATTAGAAATGATTACGTCCCAAGCACTTACGGTGATATTATCTAACATATTCATTTCTTCATTTGTTAAATCTGAAAAAGGTATTTCCATTGCAACCTCAATATCATTCATTAATGATTTTCCACTTTCACTTTTAGAACCACCATAAATTGCTTTAAAGTCTTTGAATGTAAACCCCACTGACTCAGACCCAAACTCTTTTCCTGATTCAGAAACCCACTTAATTGTTGATAATGGGATTTGTCTATCTTTCAATTGTGATTCCCATTTACCCAATACTTCGTCTTTTATTTCACCCAAGTTTACACCTTTAAGTGCTCGCTCTTTCTTAAATGGATTACAAGAAGCCTGAACCAATCCCAACGGCCAAGCAATAACCAAAAAGTCAGCATCAGGATTATTTCTAAATGGAGTATATCTGTCATAAGAACCTGGTTTCATCATAGAACCACCACCATACTGAACGATGATATTACCTTCCGTTCTAACATTTGGATGACTCTTCATTGACTGAACATACATCTCCTTATTTCTTTCAAGGTTTTCAACATCAGCATATCCTTTTTCCGCAATTTGAGCTCTGATATTATTTAATATACTAATTAAAGATGGGTTCGCATTCAGTACTATTGAATCCAAGAAACCTGGTTTGTTTTTATATGCCAACAATAATTTATTAGTTACCAACCCCATCAACATTTTATTTCTTTGTAATGATTTATCTTTATCCATTTTAAAAAGATAGTTCATCACTTGTTCTGGTGTGATATCAAATCTTGCGTAGTCAGCAGAATCCACCGTTGATATTAATTGAACGTCTTCGGGTGAAAATATTTCTTTTGGTGATATGATTTGGGATATCGTTTCAACATTGGATCTTGACGATCTAAAACTTGTTGCGGTTCCTTGTTCAACACCTGCTTGTGTGTCGTGGTGATCCGTGTGAATAACAAACATAGGTTTTCCGTGCGCAAAATCAACTAACACCGGCATAACATCTCCTTGAGCATCTAATTTTTTCACCGCAAATTCTTTATCCCCATACTGAATTATTTCAGCATCAACAACTTTAATTCCATTATTCTCTAAATAATGTTTCATTGCTAACGCGGTTGTAACCCCGTCAAGTCAAAGGTCCTGGTGAAAGTAGATTTTCGCTTTCGGGTATCTTCTAGCGAGAGATGTGATATCTCTTAATCCACTTTCAACCAGGACGTTCTTGTTTTTACTGGTCGTCATAATTATTGTTTTTATATAAATACTTTGTTTGTTGAATTAATTCATCTAATGTTATAGAACATCTTTGCTGTTTTGATAAATTTTCATTATATGGTATGACCTCTAAATTCTCTTTCGCACTAATTATATTAATATTAACATTATTACGATAACCTTCATACACACTATACCTATGATCCAAATGGTAATCTTTTACACCTATTTTTAAATTTTTAGGATTTATAACATCTTTGTGTAGTTTATAATTTTTAGCGGTTAAAGCTCTTACTTGTCTTTTATAATTCTCAATTTTAAGTAACTCTTCATCTGTAAGATTTAACGATATTGATTCATAATAACATCTATCACAAATAAATTTTTTATCTTTCCTAATAAAATTATCATATCTCTTTTCCATTATGTGTCCACTATTACATTCAACTTTTATTTTACTTTTTTTACCACATAAATCAATAACGGAAATTAACCGAAAGTTTCTTTTTTCAACAATTTCTTTTAAAAATTCTTCATTAATTATAGGTTGTTTTTTTTTAATTTTTACATCATCCATTTTAGACGGATTCATATCCCCTTTCCATTTATCCGACATAAATTTTTTGAGTTCTTTAACTTTTTGTGGGGTGTGTAGTTCATCCCAAGTTCTTTTATCACCATATCTGCCATTACCTTCACCAGTGCACTGACATGGTCTACATATTTGTGTTTTATAACACATCTTTTCTTTTTTTAGGTGATAAGCACTTATTGAGTGTATTTGTTTGGGGTAATTACATTTATCATTATCACACGTCCATATAACTTTATAATTTGTTTTACCTCTCATATCAATTATAGATTCTTTTTCCACTAACTCATATTGATTAACTTTACCCTTTAGAAAAATAGGTTTCCACACAGAATGTATCATATCTTTTATAAATAAAAATCTTGTTGTAAATAAAAAACCATCGTAGTCGTTGTGAAAACCTAAAATTTATTTTGCCAATTGGAAAAATGTTCATATCTTTGTAGAAATCTTAAAAAATAAAGTTATGGTAGAAAAAGTTAAAACGTTTTTTGTTAATTCAAAACCGGTATTCAAAAACATTGTTTTTGTTTGTTTCATTGTGTTGTCGTTAGTTGCGGGGTTTAAAATTGGTTCTGCTTATAATGAGGAGTATGGACCCAAGAAACCAACAATCCACACAGTAAAAGTAAATAGGAGTCAAGTAAATCTTGCACTTGATGAACACAACCACCTTATCGTTATTGATAAGAAGACTGGTGACTACACAGTTTACCAAGATTCAATCGGAGTTTCAGTTTTTAAACTGTACGCTCGTAATATTTTTAATGACTTTTCAAAATAATATCATATGAAAAACATTCCATTCATCAAATTCGTTTATTTAATTGTCTGTATATTGACAATAGTAGTTCTTTCAGGGATGGAAAGTAAATCTGACATTCCTGTTATGGACTTGTTCAATGAAAAACCATCAGATGTTAAATCACCAAAGTGTATTCAAATGTATGAGTACATTGAGAGGTATTCTGACGAATACAATATTCCAAAATATGTCGCTTATAATGTGGCATTTAAGGAAACCACATATATGGGCCCTTTTCATTGGAACTATAATCCGTCAAGAACTTCTTGTGTGGGTGCTTTGGGTCCTATGCAGATTATGCCAACAACCTCATATTCAATCAATAAAGTTAAATATCCAAATGAGAAAATTATGAATGACATCCGTTTGAATATTGAAACAAGTATGAAATTACTTAGAAAGTTACATAATAGGTATGGTGATTGGTCTTTGGTTTGTGGACATTATAATACGGGTCGTCCGATTGTAAATGACTATGGTAGGTACTGCGGAACTAATAAAGATTATAAGTCTAAATGGTTATCTCTTAAATAAAAAATTCCCACCTATGAGTGGGAATTTTTTTTATAATTCATCTAAATATTGAATCTCCATTTTATCCAAAACATTTTTCAATACCTTAAAATATCCTTGATTGAATAATTCCACCATTCCTCTTATTGTAATGATTTTCGGTATATATTTTTTAATATCATTATAAAAATCACCAGCATAGATATCATAATATGAAAATTCTCCATTTTCAAATGTAAATTCTTGACCGTTTACAGGCAACACTGGTTCTCCATCCCAAAAAAGTGTTGCATAACCATAAATTTTATTACCATTTTTTGTTTTATATTCATATTCTAAAGTTCCAGAAAAATGATCATAATATAGCTTAACATATGATCCATCATTATAAGTTTTTTCTTTTTTTATTAACTTAGTGTTCCAAAGGTGATTATATAACATTTCCCAAATCTCTGATGTATTATCTTTAGTTGTTATTTCTTCGTCAAACAATGAGGACAAAACAACTTCTTTTGGTAGTCCAGTCATATTTTTTATGTGCTGAAATGAATATCCTTTTTTATGTAACGACTTAATTAATTTTTCTGTTCGTTCGGAATTTTCGGTAATCAACCCAATTTGCTTTATGTTAAAAATAAAATCCATTATCCGTAAACTACTTCACCCATTACACAGATTTGAAGAAAAACATCTGCGTCTCCAGCATCTGCCTGTTCCAACAAAATGTTTTCCCAAACTTCAGGGTATTCTTTTTTTATTATTGTTATTGCTTCCAATATTTTATCCATATCAACATAACCAAGTTTTGTCTCTTCTAAATCCTCATTAAAAGATTTTTCATCTTCTACATCTCCTTGAATGTTATAATCACCTCTTTCTTTATCTCTTAATACCCTATCATATTCTTCAACATCATAGAATTCTATATGACCACCTTGTAAAATATATTCTCCGACCGCTTCTGACGTTGAGTCACCAAATGATTTAATGTCTTCAGGTAAATCCATATGATACCAGTAATTTGAACCTCCCTCAAGTGCTGTTACAAATAAGTCAATTATGTCTTCTTTAGTTAGATTTCTATTTAATGCTTCATCTTGGTATCTTTTATATCTTATTGCAAAACCAATTCCTCCTGCACTATGTAAATGCCAATCCATTCTTCTTTTCTTTTGTTCTTCAAAATTGAAACCAGATATCCATTCCTCAAGATTTTTTAATCTATTTATTTCTGGCTGAACTATTTGGTTTTTAATCGCCCTTTTATTTTCAGTATCTATTTTACTCCAATCAAAGTCATTATACATTTTAACTCTTTGTCTTAGTTCCTCAATTTCTTTTTTTGTGGTTTCGTAATCTTCCTTAGTTTCTTGTTCCGATTGTTCTTCAATTTGACGCATTTCATCTGCGGTTAAATCATACTGATTCAACTCTTCACTTTCAGTTAGAGTTGACTTCTTTAGTAGATTTAATTGTGATTCTGTAATTATTATTTTCATATCATATAAATAGTTTTAACTTTAATTGTAAGTATCAAATAGTCCAAAGAAGAAACGATCCCTGCCCATTTTTGATTGTTTTAACCCCCTTTAAATTATAATTTTCATCTAACCATTTATCCATAATATTTATTATTTCGTCATATTTTAACCCAAACCCATCATTTAAAAATGCCCAAATTTGATTACTTATAAAGACAAAATCATCTTTTTTATCATAAACAATTATATTATTTCCTTTTTTATAACGAAATAAAGTCCATTTAGGGTATTCTCTACTCTGAACAACTTTTAAACCCCTGAACATATCAAGAAACTCTGTTTCATTATTATTGAATCCGAGTTTTGCTAAATTTTCACTCCCACCAACCGCAATGGATGTTTTTTTCCACCCAATGTCCTTAACCATATTCTGTAACTTGGTTTTAAGATTTGATTGTTGGTTTTCTGTGATTAGGAATTTCATATCAATTATAAGAAATGTTTGCCCATCTGACATTTTTTATTGTCGCATCAGGAAAAAGATTATTGAAGTATTCTGCTAATGCGTATGTAAAGTGTCTATTATAAATATTCCAAGGTAGTAAAGCTTCAACACTTTCTGCCCAACCATAATCGTAATAAAGTGTTTTACTAGGTTTTCTATAATCAATTATAATTTTTCTGTTTGAGTCTCCTATCAATATTGACGTTTCTGTTCGTCCTGACGCTGCGAATTGTATTTTAATCGCAGAAAAAAACAATTTTTTATACTTCGGATATTCATCTGCGTATTCGGCATCCATCCAATCCCTACTGAATGTTTCCTCCTTTAATATTTTTCTAATTAAGTTTTTCATCTTTGATTAATATCTTTAAAATCTACTTCTACCACATTTACGAACGTATAAGTTTCTAACGTAATTACCATAGTTCTCCTCAACAATTTTATTTAAAATAGAAATATCCATATTGGCACCGCCTTTATCTGTATCATCGTGAAAGAAATCCCAATTCTCTTCAATAAAAATATTAATACATCTTTCAATTAGAACATCAACAAAAATATCAGGATTATAAAATGCGGAACACCACCAAGGATTGTCATCATTTAATTCATACCCCTCAATTTGTTCTTCAACAATTTCAATGAAACGAGTAAGTCGTCTAAGAATAAAGTTTTGATTTTCTGTTATAATGATTTTCATATCTTATAAATAGCTAAAAATCCGTTTCATCATCGCAATAACGATCTCGGTACTCTCGCAAAATAATGGGACGATATTTACTGACAATTATTTTACCCACAAATTTCTCAAGTTCGGAATCCTCAACAGAAACTTCACCGTAAAGTTCAATATATGAATTAATAAATGTTGGTATAGATCCGTTTACCACCTCAAGTTCATATCCAGGATAAGTTTTATAATTACAAGCATCAATATAATCAAATCCCTCAATAACAATATCCCTTAATAAATTATTAATTTCAGGATCATCCAATCTCCTGCGTAACCATAAGATTTTATTTTGATTTTCAGTTATGATTATTCGCATGATTCAAATGATTTGTGGAAAAATTCTTTTAGTTTATCATAGTATCCAATATCCTCAAAAAATTTATATAAATCTTTGTTATGATACGATTCAACACCAAGTGTATGATTAATTTCCCAAACTATACCAACAATGACATCATCAGCAAAATATAAGGCGTCTTTTTCATTATTATTCCAAATTCTACAAACATCTTTGGGATTTAAATTAGAAATAACATCATCAGCAATACTAATTCTTCGTTGGAATGTTCGTATCTTATTTTCTTGGGTTTCTGTGATGATTATTTTCATATCATATAAATATGACACAAAACAAAAAACCCACCTATTAAAGTGGGAGTTCTTGTATTGTTTGTAAAGTTTTAAAGTATTCAACCCTTGTTTTTGCCACCTCACAATAATTTGGTGATAATTCTATACCTAACCATCTTCTTCCGAGTATTTCAGCGGCAACTAATGTTGTCCCGCTACCCGCAAATGGATCAAGAACTATATCGTTTTTGTAGGACAGTATCTTGATTGCTTTCGTTGGGATATCCATTGAGAACGTCGCCTTGGTGAGTGACTTAGTATCTGCAAAGTAATTCCACTGACCAAAAACAAGTTCCATAAACTCCTTCTTATCTTGTTCTTCATATACTACTTTCTTTTTTATGGTTCCATCCTCTTGTTCAATTTCAGTCGGTGTCCCTTTCCACTGAGGTTCTCCTTTAACCTTCTTAATGTGGTGTTTTTTGTATGCTAAAATAACACACTCCTTTGGGTTATAAATATATGGCGAACTCGGACTCATCCAAGAACCCCAAGCTGTTGTTTTACTACGATGGGGTGATTGTTCCTCTAAATCCACAATACCAAAGAACCCAAAACCAATTTCTTTCATTATTTGCCACATCTCTGATACAAAGAAAATTCTTCCACCTTTCTTTTGTCTATTGATTTCATAGGGAATGTTAAGAGCGATTCGTCCATCATCCTTTAACACATTATACGCTTCAGTTAACCAGTTTTTACTAAAAACTTTATAGTCTTCAAATTCAACATCATCTTCGTGTACATCATAATCAATCCCAACACCATACGGACAACTAGTTACAATTAAATCAACAGAACCTTCAGGTATTGTTTTCATTACTTCAATACAATCCCCATTAATTATTGTACCCATAATATCGTCTAAATTCTTCATATTTTTCTTTTTTTCTATTTAAATAGATTTTTGCGTTTTGATAAATATAATCGTAAAATTTTAAATTATCCATTTTATTTTGGATTTGTAATTTTATTTCAGAATACAAATTTATTTTTATATTGTTCTTATTTAATTCGTTAATAATAAAATCTTTAAATTCATCCGAAGCACTCACAATTTGAGTCTTATTTATGTATTTTTCAGGATTAAATGAAAATGATCCATCCCCATCAAAATAACCTCTAATAAAATGAGGAATTAAAAACTCATCAATATTAGGTTTACCAATTGTAAATGTCTTTCTCGAATGTACTCCAGCTAACTTGATAGAATTAACTAACTTTGTCGAGTATATTGCCAAATGAACCATATGTGATGTTGATACACCTCCTTTATATTTAACTTTATTATATGACTCTTTTATCAAATGATCGGATTCTATACATTTTTTAAATGTATTAAGATGATCAACATCTTTAATGGATAATTTCATCTCCAATGAATTACCACTTTTTCGTTCCCTTATATACCCGTCAGCAAATAAAAATCCCAACCAATAAGCCTTTTCTTCTGTATCTATTACTTCAAAATAATTGTGATTAACACCATACCTACGATTCGTTAATTCAAATCCATTTCTTTTAAGACTACGTTGTATTGGACTAATAGAAACGTTAAAATGTTTGGCAACTTTATGAATATTTTTTAATTCTTTGTATTTTTCAATAACTAAATTATCACTAATGTCAATCCTTTTCCCCATATTAATAAATATCTATTAGTGTGGAGAAGTTACATTTTTTTATTAAATTACTTCTCTAATGTTTCAATATAGTGTTCCAAATACCACAATGCCTTTTTTAAATCTTCCAATTCTTTCTCTTTGTTTTTCTTACCTGCTCTTGAGATATACTTTACAGTATTTCCCAATGAAAACCCTAAATCCCAAGCATCAATCACTTTTATCGCCTCGTATGGGTTTGTTTCTCCACCATAATGGTTAGGGTGGTTTACCTGTTCGTTATTTTCCATCTTTGTTATTTGTTTTTCTGCCCAAAAAGCACCATCAGTATAATATGTGTTCCATCCAACCCAATTAAATTCATCAACCGCTCTATCAACATCAGGAATGGGAACTTTTGATGACTTATAATCATCCACATAAAGAACCCCCCCTTCTTTAACCGCACTATATGTATTTAATAAATCTTGACGAGCAAAATCATAAGTATGATTTCCGTCTATTTCAATAAAATCAAACATAATTTGATTGTAATTGAAAAATTGTGGTATTGTTTCTATGGAATTACCGGGTATTAAATTTAAATAAATTTCTTCCTTTTTATAATGTTCTTCCATTATAATAAAGTTACTTATTGTTTGTTCTTTTTCACATATGTCAAAAACAAAAATTCTTACCGGTTCAGAATAAAAACCTTTCTGTTTAAGTTCTAATATTTTTTCACAAATCAACATCAACGAATGTCCTTCATTGAATCCTATTTCTATTAGGTTTTTTGGTTTTTGTTTTTCTATTATTTCCCCCAATGTTTTTTGTCTATGTGGAAACCAACTAATGTTCCCATATCCAAATCCAGTTTCCATTCCTTCCAGTAACTCCATATTACTCTTCTATTTTGTGTATTAAATTCAATGTGTTCTTATCAATTATAACACGAATTTTTGTTATCATCAACTTATCTTTACCATAAGACATTTTTTGTTCAAAATTAATTCCTTTTACATCAAACTTCAATCCGTTAACCATTGTTCCTGTTGGATCCAAATACTCAATGGTAAACCCAACAATATTCAAAATATCTTTTGGGTTATAGGATTGTTCTACGGTTTCATAAAATTCGGTTTTAAATATAATATCTTCACCCTCGTTGAAGATTTTATACTTTCTGAATAGATATGGCTTGATATCCATTCCTTCAGTTCTTATTAACCACCTGTTTGATTTAAGCGGTTCAATTAGTTTCATCTCCTTCATCTTTTATTATTTTTTTCAACTTATTAAGACATTCTTCACAAAAAGGATAGTTAATTTTTAAAATATTCATATCCGATTCACAAGTAAGACACTTTGGTGATGTTGCCACTTTTATTTCCACCCTTTTATCTTCTCTCTTTTTGAAAAAGTTACATATTTTCTTCATTTGCGTTCACCATTGCGTTTTTCAATTCTTCAGGTAGTGGGTTATCCACCTTATTTTCTTTACTATCCAAATATTCTTTGACAACATCAACCCCAACTTGTGGTTCAATATTATTTTTAGAACCTTCCATTAAGTCACCCATTTCATAGTCGTCATCATTTCTATATTCACTTAACAACTCATCGTTTGGAATAACACCAGTAAATTTGTCCATATGTTCACTTCCGTCACCATCAAAGTTCATTTTTAGTTTTATTTTGTAAATGGCAACCGCATTTTTAATTGATTCCATAATTTGGTAAACAATCTTATATGGATCCGCATTTGACCCAGGTCGTCTATCTTCTAAATAACCTGTCCAATGTTCTGCGGTTGATTTAGGAACTCTAATTGACGCTCCTCTATCTGAAATACCCCAACTGAATTTATCAATTGATTGTGTTTCATATTCACCTGTTAATCTTAAATCATTTTGTGAACCATAGTTTTTAATGTGTTCCAAATGTCTTGATTCAAAACTTGAGAAGATCGATTTGAAGTACTCTTCTCTTTCCCATAGTGTCATATAGTTTTCACCTTCCCTCATTGTTTCTGTTGAGAAGTTTGTGTGGAGTCCTGAACCATTCCATTCTCCGTGTGTTAATGGTTTTGGGTGTAGTTCAATATGATATCCATATTCTTCTGAAATCTTATAAAGGAAATACCTTGACATCCATAAGTCATCACCACCTTTTAATTTACCCTTTGAGAATACTTGATACTCCCATTGTCCGAGAGCAACTTCAGCATTTGTTCCGGTAATATCAATACCATAGTCTAAACACACATCTGTATGTTTTTCAACAAACTCCCTTCCAACAACATTATGTCCAACACCACAATAGTACTCTCCTTGTCCTTTAAGGATATTTCTTTTGTGTCCAAGAATACTTCCGTTGATTTCTTCGCGAATAAAATATTCTTGTTCAAAACCTAACCACAAATCTTCTTGTTCTTCGTTAAGTTTACTTCTTGTGTTTGTTTTGTGTGGTGTTCCATCAGGATTCAATACTTCACATAGAACATAAACCGTATGGAGTTTTGCGGGAAAGCCCTTTGACATATACATTCTTACAGGTTTGAGTAATCTATCTGAATCACCAGTTTCAGCTTGTTTTGTTGATGAACCATCAAAGTTCCACATTGGTAATTTACTCACTCCTAACGCAAAAGCATTCTTAAATGATTCATAATCAATAATTTTAACTTTACTCCTAAGATTTGGTTCTGGTGTGTATCCATCTAACCACACATATTCTAACCGAATTTTCATTTGTTTTTGTTTATATAATTTATGATTTCTTCCATATCTTTATTTTCACGAAACATATCAAACACTTTTCCAGAAAAATCATCAGAGATTATTATCGCATCCGCAGACAAATATCTTTCAAGGTTATTAATATTAAGAATTATATTTTCCTTCTTTAATATCCGTTTGTTAAATCCCATTGTTGTTCTGTATTTTGGGGGTTTGACTGTTTTTTTTCAGAAATGAATATTTTTCTGATTTCTCTACCCAAATCACCATCATTCGGGTATTCTTTAACTAACTCTTTGATTTTTTCTATTGTTTTGTTATCCATATTATGAAACTTTAATTTCTACTGTTTTTGAAAAGTTTTGTTTTGTTGTTTGTTGTATATAACTAATCAACTTTCTTTTAAATAATGGTAGTAATGTCTCGTTAATTGGGAAAATATCACTACAAACCATTTCAAATACCGGTAACTTAGTTCTTTCATTTTCATCATTCCATTGTGAAAGTGTATTAATAATTTTTGGGATTGTCAATTTACCTTTTGGTTCAGAATAAATTAAATTAACCAACGTTTTTTCTTCGGGAGATTTTCTTGATGCTTGTTTTATATTATATTCCCAAACATATAGATTTCCAGATTTACCATCATTAAAATAAAAATACCCTTTTTTGGTTTCTAAATTATTTTTATTCTTTTTGATTTTTATTTCTATTGTATCAAACACAATTGTCCAAACAGATTTCGCAATATTGAAATATTCTAATAGTCTTGGTGCGGCAAACCTTAATATTTGAGCAAATTCTTGACCTTCATCCTTAGTCATTTCAGGAACGTTTTTTATTTTTAAATCTTTTACCAGTAACTCGTCGTCAATTGAATCAAATTTTTTGTCCGTGTAAATGATTTTTCTTTTACTGATTAATGTTTGAATATTCGCTAAATGGAGGGATATTTCAATGAAACCGGGATATAGTTCCATATTGTCAAGTTTTTCTCCCATTTTTTGGAAATAACTTAACAATTTATATTCTTTATGTTCTCTGTCAATTGGATCTTCAAATAACCAATCGGTGTCCATTAAAAATTCAATTTTTTTATTTTTCCTTGTTCTTGCCATTATTAGGAAAAATATAATATATTGTTTTGAATCTGTAAATTATTAATTGATTCTCACAACAATATATCTTGTTCCGTTGATTTCTATTTCTTCATACTCATCGTCATAACCACCTAATCTACCGTAATTTAAATCATCAACCAAATCATCTAAAAAGTCTCTCCTATTAATAAATGGTGAATAATCATCAATACCATAATCATTTAACCATCTTACAGGATCTTGACTAATGTCATATTTCCTATCTTCAACCGCTTCTTCAACCGAATCTTCATCCAAATCACCATCAGGTTCTTCTAATATTGTCTCTCTTTCATATTCAATTTCACTTATTCTTTCCTCTCTTTCTTGTTTTTGTTCTTCAGTATCTTCATCGTCATATAGTTGTTCTGGTTGAACCATAACACCTTCTTTATATAACACCCATTTATTTCCTTCGTACCTCATTTGGAATGAGTTGTCTTCATCATCCATAAAATCAAAGACTTTATTTTTACCTTCTCTTGATGGGTATTTGATTGGGTATCTTATTTTGAAGTTTTTATAACCCCATTTTTCCATATCTAGTAACCATATTTCCTCATATTGTTGTTTACTTGGTAATCTTCTTATGTCCCAACCTTCAGGATTTTCATATATGTCTTCTCTAATTGAATCTTCAAAAGAGTCGGCAACTTCATCACCATCTATGTGTTTCTCAACAAAATACCTATTAAACCCTTGATACCCCATTTCATCCAGTAATGATTCAGCATAATCCCTAAGTGAATTATCCGCCTCATCAATTGTTCCTGCAGCATATTCATAACCTCCATCAATTGACTTAAACGCGGACATTTCGTACTGATCATAACCCATTGGGATTAAATCATATATATCAACTTTATTACCAGACATAATTTCATCCCATTCATCTTGGAGTTCATCAATTTTGTCACTTATTTCATCATCTTCGTTTTCTGAATTTTGTCTTTCATTTTCTAATCTTTTGATTTCACTTTGGATGTCATTCGCTCTTTCTCTTTCGTTATCATCAAGTCCAACCAATTCACCTCTATCTAATGAAAACATAAAAATAGCATTTGCCTTTTGACCTTCAGAATCTATATCAGGATTATTTAAATTCCATTCATCATTATCCCTTCTTTCTTGGGCATCATCAATTTCTTTTTGTCTCTTTATTCTATCCAATTTAGTTTGATATGGTGTTCCAAGAATTTCAACTCTGCCAGTTGCCGTTAACCCATCAACTGTTTGTATTTTAGAATTTGTTAATAAAACACTTCCATCAACATATAATTTACCCAAATCTTTAATTGGTTCCGCACGTAAATTTAAATTACCAATAACTTTAAGTGGTTTACCTCCAAACTTTTTTAATCTTGTTAAACCTTTGGCATTATAACCAGATGCTTTTAAAAGATTAAGATATTCCTGAGCAGATATTTCATAATATTCGGAATCCTGTTCATTAATGGTTTGTTTGATATATTTAATTAAATCAGATTCAGTTAATTTAATAATCTTTTTCATATAAAATAAATATTGTTAATGGGGTAAAAATATTTACAAATATAGTTATATGAAGATATTTATAATAAAATAAACGTTTAAAAACAACCAAAGATGGGGTGTGGCTGCAAGAATAAGAACAATGGTGGAACTACCACTACTCAACAATCATCAGCTCAGGGACAGCCTCAGCAAGTAAAAAATGCCACTGTTCAAGAGTCAGTAAAGAAAATCGTTGAGAAGTATTATAACAAGAGATAATTTATTTCTACCAAAAAAATTACAAGGTGGTTACGGAAGTTTCCACCTTTTTTTATATTTATCATTATGAGTGATAAAATACTTAACTATATCAATAGATTTAATAGTGGCGAGTGGGAAGATTACCTCTCACCAATATTCGGTGGTAATTTAAAACAATTTCTAACACTACTCAAAAGAAAGGATATGTTAGATATGGTAGACCTTTATTCTATTGAGAAGGAAGAACCCGAATTATTAAATGAAATCATGCTAGATTTGATATCAATAGATAAAGATTATTTTTTACCTAAAATTGTTCAAGAATTTTTAAGTGATGTTGAAACTCGTTCAGATGGTTATTATCTACGTTTACGTGACTTATCGGAACTTGCGGAATTTTTTAAAGATGAAAGATATTCAAGAGATTATAATCCAAGATCTGTCGTTGAGAACGTTTTAGGTGAAGATTGGTGGGAAGCTTATAGTGATACAGTACACGATGTTTACAGAGATATTATTGAGGTTTTAAACGATAAAAATCTTCGGGAACTAGCATCAAGAATAATAGAACTTATTGGTAACCAAGAATTGTCTTTAGATGATTATTCCAGTGAATTGTTTGAGGACTTATCCGATGATAATGGTAATTTTATCATTACAGAATCAAACGTTATGCAAATAATCAAAGATGAAGATTCAATGAATCAGTTATTTGATGGAGAGTTAAATGATTTAAAAAATCAATTAAGTTGGCTTGGTGATAATGCATATAACGACGCGTATAATGATATGGTTTATAAACAAGTTTGGAGTGCGTTATCCGAACTTTTTGAGGGTACTCACACTTGGGAGGAAAATAAGCGAAGTGATGGAAGAGTTGTTCACACACCATATGTAAAAATAAGAGATTTGTATTCTGATATAGTTAGTTTTTTAAATGCATTTAAGGGGTATAATGACACACTTTATGATTATGGTGATTATACATCATTTAAAACCCATTATATGGAATCAGAAGATGAATGGTTAAATTTAGGTAGAATTGATGATTATCCAGATCAAGATGATGTTGAGTCTTACATCAATGACGGATTGGTTGATAGACTATATTAGCAAACTATTTATATTATAAATTTAATTTCATACCTATTATGAAAAATAGTAATTATGAGATTAATTAATAAAAATTCAAAAAGAGGTATTGTAAATTTATTAGCCGACTTTATTGTGTCAAAAATTGACAATAAAGAAAATTCAATTTTTCAAATAACAGATTGTGGTTCCTTTATGGTTATTCACGGAATAACAACAAGTGAGGTAACCTTAGACATTCCAAAAATAAAATCGGACTTTATGGATTGGTTTGGTGATATTTTAAAAGAAGTCGGAATAGACAAATTAAATACCGTTGATGTTATCCAATATGGTGCTGAATTAGAAAGTATAAACGAGGGTTGGGTTAATGTGTCTAAAGATGTGTTTACGGATGTCCCTGAACCACTTTATGAACTATCGGTAACCTCTGAATTCCCTTATGGTTTTAGTCTCAATTGTGGTAGACTTATGAACTACTATGTAAATTACATATTCAATAATATGTATAGTACTCTGGGGATTGATAAGTGTCGTTTTTATTTTACTACTAACACAAATGAAAACGAAGACTTTGATATTGATATTGTGTCCGATTCAAGGTTTGATAAGGGGTCAATCAAATCCTTAATCCTTGATGTATTTGACTTTAACTTGGGTGAATTTAAAACAAGAGTTAGTGATTATGACTTGACACAGGACATCTTATTTCCAACTAATATAAAACCATACACACAACAAGATAGATTAAAAGATGTAATCTTATTTTAAATTAAAAACCCCACCTTTTTAGGATGGGGTTTTGTTTTTTATTTTTCAACCCATTCTTTTATTATTTTGACACCCTCATAGATATCTTCATAATCTCTATCAGGTGCAAACAATTCACTTTTTGGTTCTGTTGTTGGATTTTCAATCAGCATAAAAGATGGTACATAATCGTTTTGGGTTATTTCAACAAAAAGATTGTGTTCTTCTTCATACTCGTCAATATCTCTATCAACAAAATCAATACCTTCTTCTTCCAATAAATTTTTCATATCAACACAAAAAGGACATCCCTTCATTGTGAACAAAACTACAACCTTATCCATTTATCAATCCTTGTACTAACCCTTTTATCTGTTGTTCTTGAAGAACTCCAACTTTAGTGTCTACCACTTCTCCACCATTGAACACTTTAATTGTTGGTACACTCCTGATACCCAAACTCATTGCAATTTCTCTATTCAAATCAACATCCATTGTATACATTTGAACTTCCGATGCATTTTCTCTTGATACTTTTTCAAACAATGGTTTCAACATCTTACAAGGACCACACCAAACTGCGTGAAACTCAACTATTACTTTATCCCCATTGTTAATTTTTTTCTGTAATTCTACACTAGTTATTTCCATTACTTTAATCTATTTAAATTTTTTATAAATAACACAACCTCATCAAGTTGTGCAACATCGTATATAACTTTTATTTTATAAGTAGATTCTACTTCTGTTTTTGACAAATATAAATAGATACCAGCCTGGTTTCTAAAAATACCATCCAAATGTATAAGTCCACCCCCATAAGATTTACTATTAAGATACTCACTTGTAAACCGTTTAGTTAATAAAAGTTCTGGGTTTATTGGAATATAATCCATTATCTCTATAACACTATAGACTTTACTTGTTCTTTCCAACAAGGACTTTAAGAAGTCATCCAATCTTGCAAAATATGTATTCTGTTCACTCATAATTGAAAAAAGAGGGACTTTCACCCTCTGTTGTTTTTAAATCATTTCTTCGGCTAATTCCCAAAGTTTTGTGTTAACGTGATTTACCGCCAGAATGTTTTTCAAGTTTCGGAGTCTTGTTTTACGTCCCTTTTGTGAACGATATTCAAATCCACCACGTACAAAGTTTTCCTGAACCACATTGAATGTCTTCCACAAGTCATCACCTTCGTCCTCAATTCGTTTCGCATCCAATAGGTTAACTAACAAATCGTCTGATGGTAGGGAACCGCTAGCCCAACGAATCTTTGCCGCCTTCTGTACGAATTCAACCTTTTCATCCATAGTAAGTTGTCGTTCCATCATTCGCCCAACAGATCCTTGTATGATTGGTAGTCGTTCAGCGAATCCATCCATAACTCGTTTAACGTCATCCAACTCTAATCCACTGTGTCTCACCTTGAACGAATCCGCAACAGATGTCGGTACCGTTAAACCGTTGCTACATACCAGTCGGTGTAACCCTGAGCTAACTGAAAGAGTTGCGGAACCGTTGTGTGAATTTCGGATAATCGCTTCAACAAGGGTATCACCAACCGCAGGTAAGTCACCATTTCGTAGTCGGATTTCGTGAAGAGCGTGAATCCCTTTACCAGTTTGACTAACACTTGCCACATTCCAATTTTCCTTATCAAACAATTCAATAATCTTGTCTGTAGGGACAAAGGAGTAACGGCTAGACAATTTTTTTGAGGGTGATGTTGCGAATACAGATGGAGCAACTTCTTTAATCATTTCTGGGGTGTAAATCATATCTTTATCGTTTTTAATTACATTACAAAGATAATCAAGTTTTTTTAATTCACAAACAAAAATGATAAAAAAATTAATTCAATCCAATAAATCCAAATTTTGTCTTTTGGAAAATACCCTCAACTTTAATCTTTTTAACTTCCTTATCTTCAAAATCCCCCAACTTTAGATTCAAAACAATTTCAACAATCTGATCACGAGTAAGAGTAATATCATCACCATTGTCAAAGTTTTCTTGACATTTTTCTCTCACTTTTTGATAGAATTCATTCTTTTGAACTTCACCAATAAGTTCCATTAAATCGTTGGGGTTGTTTTCAAAGAAGTTGATTAATTGCGACACGTAAATTTCAACATCAACATTTCCCATTTCTTTCTTTTTTTAGTGTTCAATATAGTAAAACCCGTCACCGTCCTCTCTCATTTTCACCTTCAGTCTTTCAGGTATTGTTACATTAGGGTTTGACCCTGTTAAAGATATTAATTCAAGAGACTCCAAATTTGCAAGTGACTCAGGTAAACTTACCAAATTTTTATTTTGTTGTAAAGTTAAGAACATAAGATCTTCAAGTTGTCCAAGTTCATTAGGTAAAGTTTTAACACAATTTTCAAATACCAATGCAATCATATTTCTAAATCTACCAATTGATGCCGGTACATCCAAGTCTAAACTATCAGATGATGTGTTTCTAATTGTTAGATAGGAAATATCGTCAGATAAATTAGCGAATAATTCATCAAAACCAAATAAAGCGATATATTTAGACGCGTCATCATTTGGGTAGGTTATGGTTACCATACTACCACCTCCTGTTGATAGTTGTCCCGCATATTTTTCTTTTAACTCTTCCTTAAGATTTTTTAAGTTTGGCATATTAATTAAAGCAATATCCGCACTTGTCAATTGACTTAAACTTTTTGTTCTTAGTGAATCTATTTTTCTTGCCAAATAATATTTAACGACATCAGGTTCAGAATTTTTAATCATATCACCAGTCAAATCCATCCCCAATGATATATATTTTTTCTTCAATTCTGATGGTAGGTTAATATAAACTTGTGGTTTGTTTGTTAGGTTTGGACTTGCAATCTCCAACCAAAATTCCGCATCTCTTTCTGAACCGAGTTCTTTAATCGCATCTTGTTGGACATTGATGTGCTTATATTTTCTTAATAGTTGTTTTTCTTCGTCAGTTAATGGGTCCGGCGTGAATAAACTTTCTTTATCTCTTAATTTAGGAACTTTTGATGATATTGTGTCCCAAGATTCTGTTTTATGCCCAGAGTACCCACCTGCCATATTTTTACCATCCGCAATTCTTTTTCTACCATATTCATCAACAAGAATAACAACCGCAAAATTTAAATCATCATATGATTTGTCTTTATCAATCACATAATAAAGTGTTAAGTTGTTTTCCAAACGATAGTTGTAATATAAGTTACCTCCACCAACTCTTGATGTACACCAAGGTCTTCCGTGTGCCAATCTGATACATTGTTCTTTACCGTTTGGTTTGAATATGTATAGATTATCTTGATCGTAGATTGTTTCTATATCGCTAAAGTCACTACCCTTTTTTTGTGGTGTGTCATCCCCATCAGGTAAATGATCCAAAGCAGCTTCCAATTCGTCAAACGACATTAACATAATTGGTGGTGTTCCTGGTTCCAATCTATCATACAAGTCAACGTATCTTTCAATATAAGAAAGGATTTGTTCGTTAGTTAAATCTTGTCTCTCTTTCCTATATTTATCATACGCATTTTTAGTAATTAAACTTCCAAACTTGTTTTGTATTAAACCAACCAATTTAAGGTATGGATAATCCATAATATTTCTTTCTCTTTCAGGTAGAAAATTTCTAATCTCTAAAAATTTCTTAATTGCCTTTTTTACTTCTCTCTGATCAGCACCTTTAGCAAGTTCTCTATATTTTTTGAATATGTTGTCACTCTCTTTTTTAAGGTTTCTTGTTGTTACTAAAGATTCTAATTGATTATACGTATATTTTGTAATATCTCTTCTGTCTGCAGGTAAACCGTTCTTAATTTGTTCAAATGAATTAATATATTGTTTAATAGTATCTTGTTCCGCACTAGTTTCTTTACTGAACTTATCAAGTAATTGATTCATTAATTTATTTGATATCTCAGTTAATGTTAAACGTGGGCTTACACTTTCTTTGACTACAGAAGATAAAATTTTGACTAATTCCATTTTATTGTTTTTAGTATAAATATCACAGAAAATAAAAAATTCTTTAATAATTCATAATGAGCAACTCTTCTCCCATATTTTGTTTTGCACCTTTTTTTGCCGCAGCAGCCTTTGCAAATTGTTTTGACTCCCATCTATACTCATCTTTAGGAAACCATTCTGATAACAATGGGAAATCATAGTAGGATAATGAAAACTTTCCTTTCACGTTCTTTAATGTGTTTGCTAATCTTTCGTGGTCGTTTCTATCAAAATCGTGGTTGGAATAATAGTTCCCTTCTCCAACAACATAATACGGTGGATCCGTATAAAAATAAGTCGTAGGACTATCGTATTTTTCAATTACCTCTTGAAAGTCCATATTTTCAACAAAATCAATCCTTTCAAACATTTCTTGCCATTCTGGTTTTTTTAACTTATTTTTAAATGAAGTGAATTTTGAGTGGTATTTACCTTTTAAATCAATGAACTTTGATTTTGCTGGGTTAGCACCTGAAAATACTTGAGTTAAAACGTAAATATATTTTGCAGCAATTTCATAATTCGGTTCATCAGTTATTACTAAATCATCTGAAAATATTTCTTTTTGAAAATTTATAAAGTTCTGTTCACAAATTGGATTCGTTGGGGTTACCCCTTTTTCTTGAACTGTTAGTTTTTCGCACTCATTTAATAACTCTGAATGATTCTTTAAACAGATGTACATATTATAATTTAACGGATTAAAATCGTTATATACAACAGTTTTAAGATTAGGATATTCTTTTAGGTTCATTTTAAAAAATGTCCAAAATTGCCCGCTAAATGGTTCAACATATATTTCAATGTCTTTGGGAATGTTTGGTATTATCAACTGCGGTGCTATTTTTGACTTACCCCCTATATAACTTATACACATATTATTATTTTTAATTTAAAACTTCACACTTCCAACCTTTATTTGTATTACCAATACCTCTACTCAAATTAGACATTGTTGAGTAATTTAAATCGTTATCAGTACAAGATAATTTTAGGTTATCAGTAATTATAATTAAACCATTAGGGTTTGTCAATTTGTATTTTTTTCTATTTTTATTTGTGCTATAATTTCTTTTAAAATTATCATTAATTTTATTAAAAACTTCTAACTTTCTTTTCATAAGAACTTGAGCACCATTATAAATGAAATCCCTAAATTTTTTAATGTCATCAATTTTATGTATCTTAATTACTGAAAAATTTTTATCCTCATAAATTTTACCATAACCCAAAAAATTAATAACGTCTTTATTAAACGTTTTGTTTGAACAAATACTAACATTAAATGAATTTGGTCTATTTTTAACTTTACTAACACTCCCATCTCCATCAAAATATCCCCTAATAAAATGGTTCATTAAATTTAATGGTAATTCAGGCAATCTGATTTTAAAGGTTTTTTTATTATCACATCCTAATTCAAATAATCTCTTAACCATAATAGTGGAGTTAACAGAAACTTGACAAAAATTAGACTTGTTATCAGTCCCACATTTAATTGGGTGATTACTTTCAATATCATTTAAAAATTTACAAATGTGTTCTTTGTCGGTGTCTTTTAATTTTAGTTTTAATTCACCACTTTTTCCATCTTTCATTCTAACATATCCGTCAGCATACAGAAAACCAAGCCAATACGATGAATTTTCATTTAACACGTCAAAATAATTTTCATTAACTTTGTATTTTCTCATAATACTCTTTAACTAAATTCTGAATGAACTTGGACACACTAACATCCTCATTTTTCATTTTATCAAAAAGATATTTATCAATACTAATACCATATTTGATTTTTTTATCTTTTTCTTCTTTTAAAGGTCTTCCAATTTTCCTCATATAATTATAAATACACTTAATGATAAAAAAAGTGCGTCAAAAAGTAAAGTTTTTTTAAAATGTTTTGGCAGAACCAAAAAAATGACTATCTTTGTAATGTGATTCAATCACAGGAATGTTAGCCCTCCTAGTCTAAAGCTAACCACCGAGAATCAGGTGATGGTAAGGTTCAGGTTAGATAGAAACCCTCCTCAATTGGACAGACTATCTTGGAAACCCTCCATTTTTTGGGGGGTTTTTATATTTATATATATGAAGTTACTTTCAACACTAAAAACTATCCTTTTAGAAAAAAGAATTCCTTTAGGTTCATTTATTGATGATGATGGTGAAACATTTAATGTTATTGCAACCGATCATTCTCAAATCGCTAATACCCCTTCATCAAGATTATCACGCCCTGACTTCAATGAAGTTTCTGATGTTGTTTTTGAATATCAAGACATTATTTCTTCCGTGTCTAAATCTATTATGGAGGATATTGATAAAACATCAATCTTGATTAGAGATAATTGGAACGGTTTTGATTTTATCTTATACCCTGATTTTGTAGATGGTGAATACCAGTTAAACATTGTTACATCAATCAAACACCCAAAAAAACTACAAAATAAAAGTGTAAATAAATTAATTATAATTACAAAAGACGGTGACAGTATTGTTAAAGAACAAATAAATAATAACCACTTTACTAAAATCGTCAAAGATGATATAATTATTTATATTATTTAATTATGGAAGAAAAAACAGAATCAACTCAAGTTACGGGATGTAACAAGTGTCAAAAAGGTATGAGTAAAACACAATGGGGTATGTTAATTTTTGGACTTTATATGTTTGGTGCCGCTGTTTACGGCACCATTGAAATGATAAAGGACATAGTATCCTTATTTTAATCCCTCTCAAACCTTACGTGCTGATTAACTAACAAATCACCAATCACCTCATTTCTAAACCCTTTTGATTTAACTCTTAAGGGTTTTGTTGTGTCAAATACCTTCGGGAACTTCAGTCTTACCGTACCGTCAGGATGAGGGATTTCAAAATCATTCTTTTTTAAATCCTCCAAATTGAAGTATGCATTATAAATCAAGTGTGGACCCATCTTTTCAAAATTATTGTTTGGTTTTAAATTTATCCTAACAACCAAATTACCATAAATGCCGTTTCTATAGTCACCAACACCTTGCAACCTGATAAATTGTCCATCGTCAATACCATGCGGTATCTTAACTTCCACACGTTTCATTTCATCGTTTGTACCACCACCTTTACAACTATAACAAGGGTTAATAATAATTTTACCAGAACCTTGACAAACATTACAAGCAACTTGTACTACCTGAACAAACATACCAGAACCCACTTGTCTAACAACATGACCGTTACCACCACAAGTTTGACAAACTTTTTTATCACCCCCACCTCCATTACAAGGTTCACATTTAATTTTTCTTTGATACGTTATTTCAACATTAGAACCCAAAAAAGAATCAATAACATTTAACTGAGTATCAATAACTAAATCGTGTACTCTATTTCTTTGTCTATGCCCTGCGAAGGCTTGATTGAACATCTGTTGGAATACTTCATTCATATCTCCACCTCCACCCATAAAAGGGTTTTTACGTCTCATATCATATTCTTGTCTTTTTGATTCATCACCCAATGTATCGTATGCAACAGATATCTTTTTAAATAATTCTTCATTACCTCCTTTATCTGGATGATTTTCTTTTGCCAACCTTCTATAACTTTTTTTTATGTCTTCTTGAGATGCATCCTCCGCAACCCCCAAAATATCGTAATAAGTTTCTGTGTTCATTTATTATAATTTTGTTTTATATTTTAAGTGCAAATATACAAATAAATGGATAATTTTACAATTGTTATATTCAAAAATAAGACAAAAAAAAGAATTATAAAGAAGTTCAAAACATATGAGAACGCAAAAAAGGTTTATCAAAAAATATTAGAAGATAACAAATCTGTTTTATTCGGTGTTGAAACTGAAAATGGTAAAAAGTGTAAATACGAAATTGCATTAGTTAGTAAGAACAAAAATGATAAACCTCTTTATGTAAAGGATGATTTTGGAAGACAAGTAAAAATTGATTTAGATAGTACTGAATATAGTATTATTGATATAAACCAATATAAAAAAGAGGAATCTATTTATGATATTAAAAAATCAAAACGAATAAAAATATCAACATTCTTGAGACAATATCTACCAAAAATCGGTGTTAAATTAGTTTCAAAATTAAATCACAAGATTTCCGTTCAAAACGAGTCAGATATCACTCTTTTCTCGTTGAAGAGTGATTTGGATTGTGATAGGTTTATTGATTCAATGTCAAGTTATTTTATGGAAAATGGTAGAATTGATACTATTTTTGTTAAGGACACATCTGTAAGTCAAAAAAAGTATCTTTACGATTTGTTAGAGTCAAATGGGTATTCAAAATCAATTCTTTATAGAAGATTTACCACCTATACGAGAGAATAATTTTTTCCAAAATCCTATATTAACTTCAGGTTCTTTTATCATTTCATTTTGTTTTAAAGTACCATCAAGTACAAAAACAATCTCAACACCTGACATATCAATTTTGAATTGTTTATACACCCTATCAACGTCTCTAAAATTTTTTTGCACTTTAGAAAAGTCTTTTTCAGATAATTCAAATATTATAACCGACTTTCCATTTGGGAATAATGTTTGCACGCCATCACTAATAAGAGCTAATTTTTCAATCACCCCATCAATACTTTTTTGATTTTCATCCATAACGATAATTTAGGAGTTTCTTTTTTTAAAGGAACAATATCCTCTTTTTTAAATTTTTTAATTTCTTTCAGGAATTTTGACTTTTCATTCTCTAATTCCTTTTCATCTTTCTTTATTTCATTCTTCAACCACTCCTGCATCCCTTCTGTTCGGCTCACTGCTTTCTTCGTCATCCTCCAATTCTATTTTGTGTTCTGTTATTTCAAACTTTAAGGCCTGTAAGTTATTCAAATTTTGTTTTTCAAATATTGTCTTTAACTCATCCACCTTACTTTGGAACAATCTTTCCTTTTCCTCCCTTTCCTTATTATATGCTATCACATTTTTAATACTATTTGTTACCTCATCAATTGATAATTCATTAAATTCTGCAACAAACGAAAATAATCTATAACCATTAAGTTCACTGTCATTTTCAATTAGTGCCTTTTCATTAACATATTTTTTTGGTAATTTCCAAGTATCTGGAAAAAATATGTCAAAACTTAAATAAGTTTTAAGTTTTCTAACTGATTTAAGATAAGGGAATAGAATACTAAATTCTTTATATAAACTCATTATGTTAATTGTATTAAATATGTTATGATATAACTAATAAATAAACCGGTTAAGAAAGTTTCCCTACTACTTAATACCAACTTTTGTGGTTCTGTTTGTAGTAGGGAAAATACCATCTTAAAGACAATTCTAGTCACGGCTAAGATTGAAAATATAAATAAAAAGAGATATATGGTATCTACACTTGTCATATTATTCAGTCTTTCTCGCCTCCAAAATTTCTCCTCTCAATGTTTGAAGTAGGGACTTCAATTCTTGAGAAATCTTTCTTGCTCTTGTTCCCGCACTTTTATTACCGTTTTCAAATTTAGTTACATCAATACTAAGTTCTTCGGTAAGCGCTTTAATTTTTTCTAATGTTTCCATTTTTAATATTAAAAAAGTTTATTTATGATAATCTAAATCTAAAATATTTAATAGTAATGTCAATATTATAGATTTATGTTTTTATCTAATGATTTATATATACTTGCAATCATATCCAAATCTGATTTGGTGAATGCCTTTTTTCTATCAAAAAGATCATTAAAAAATGTCCCTATTGAATTTTTGATTTTTACTTCGGTTTGGTTATAAAAGATATCAACAAAAAAGGAAAGGAAGTATTCATAGTGTTCTCCTGTTTCATTAAAAACAATCTCTTCTCTTTTGAACCCCTCTATTGTTTTTCTCCAACACCATTCAAAGTGTTTGATTTTATCTTCTTCAGATAGTAAAACTCTGATGTCATTGTTATCATCGTCACCCAGATAAGTTTCTAAAACCAAATTATATAAAGAGAAACTAAAATCAGAATATAATTCTAACTTTTCAGGAATAATATTGTTTATTCTAAACCATATGTCCACATCTTCTGGGGACATCGGTTTTGCTATATAGTTAAAAAAATTCTCCATAGGTATTATCTATGGAGAAATTATAACAAATTATATTTTTATGTAAATTATTGTGTCTTATTATCGTAATTCATCAAATTAACCATCCTGTTGAATTCTTCGTTTAATTTAACATTCTGTTTTTCATTTGTAGATTCCAATTTGATATCAACACCTTTACCGGCATTTTCACCTGTTCCATCAGTTACTGGTTGTTTTGATTTTCTATATGCGGTCCTTTTAGCCTGTGCGTATTTGTTTGTTTTTCGTTTCTTATTAATTTTTTCACCCAATTCAGTTTCTTCCGCATTTGCCCATTTTGGATTATTTCCAGTTCTTGATGAACCTTCAATATTATCCTTCATCCAATCTTCGTCAGGGTGAATTTCATCATAATCAAGATTTTCCATACCAGGTCTCATAAAATCATCAAGAAAGTCTTTACCATCGTCTGACATTGTATATTTTTTTGCCTTCATTTTTTCTAATTGTCCGTTTCCTTTAGGGAAATGTTTAGGATTCATATCATACTCACCGTTAGATCCGTCTTTGAGGTAATCTTTCATCTTTTTTACGAGACTTTTCATATAGTCATCTTCCTCCTTTCCAGAACCTTTATGTGCCTTTTGATAATATGTTGTACCAGGAGGTGTGGGTGTATTTTTTATATTATTTTCCTCCTTAATGATACCCTCAATTATATCAATTATTTCTTCTTCAGTGAACAACGCAGTATCATCAATATATTTAAGTCTATATAGAGTTTCATCAACTTTACCTTTAGTTTTTTTACCATCCAATGATGATTTATCGGTATATGTTTTATCACCTAATTTAAATTTGTCGCCTTTTTTTGTTTTCGCTAACATTCCAGTGAATGCGTTTCCTTCTTCAACTTCTTCATCCATCCAAGATTTACCACATTCCATACATTCACCCTTACCTTCTTTTCTTTCTTTTTTACTTCTTAGTATTTTGAAATCCTCATCATCAATTTTACCATTACGGTTTTTATCTAATTTTTTTTGTCCTCCGTGAAGTTTTTCCATAATTTCACCTTCTCTCATCCCACATTCCATACATTCACCTTCATTCATTTCTGAACCACACTGTTCACAAACATTTCCTTCTTGTACGTAATCAAATGAGGATCCAGGAGGATTAAACTTTAATTTTTCCATTAACTCATCAGCCTTATTTTCTAAAGTTTCATTTAAGATTCTTTTAAAAAACCTATCAAAATATTTATCTTGTCTCATTTTTTTGTTTTATTTATAAATATCTTTATTTGTTCAATTTTCTGAACTCATATAAAATAATATCTTTTATGTGTTCTTCGTGTATATTATAATCCCTACTTATATTACTAATTACTTTACTTAACGTTTGATTTTCAGAAAGTTTAAGTGCATTAATATCCCCCTGATTACAATACGGAAAACGTTTACATTTTTTTTTAACCTGAACGAATTTTCCTCCCGGTATTTGTGTTTTTCTTGATGGTTTCCAATTCTTTTTACTCGTGGTTTTAGCCCATATACTTGGTCCTTCATATGCTCCTGACGATGCCGTACTTGTTGCCTCAGTTGCTTCTATTTTTTTTAGATTATCATAATATTTAGGATTCTCAAATAAGTGGTCATGTACAATCTCTTTGGCAATATCTTCATTATCTGTGTGCTCAATTTCAACCTTTAAACCTTTTCTAAACTGAATTTTTAAATCCATTAATACATCATCAATGGATTCACCTTTTTTAGTATGTTTTTTTGCAATATCATTTAACGTCATTCCATCGGATTTACCGCCTTTTAAATTTTCTTCTTTCAATTTTCCAAATAAAGGTGTATCATACGCACCTACACCACCACCCGATGATGTTGCTTCCTTTGTTTCCCCTTTCTTAATAAAAGAACGTAAAAAATCATTTAATTCGTCAGGATTTTTTAATAATTTTTTTATTTCTTGTTTTATCTTATTGTTACTTAATTTTTTGTTTTTTGCTAATTCATAAACTTTTTTTATTGAAACTTCATCCTTTAAGTAATCCATTGATGACTCTCTTTCATCATCTTCATTAATATTTGTTGGTGCAAAGTCTTTTCTTGTTTTTGCCATATCAGTACCAACAATACCAACTTCACTTGCGTATTGTCCCATTTTTTTATTGAAGTCGTCAATGATGTTTGTTTCCATTATGATGTTTTAAATCTAGACTCCCAGAAACTTCTTTGTTGATACATTATTGTATAGAATTCTCTGAATGATTTTATGATTAGTTCCTTAACATCTTTCTCAAGTTTACCTCTCTTGATGTCTTTTGAAATTTTATCCATTAATTTATCCTCAAATTGTCTGATAGTGTTTGACTCAAAGAAACTCTTAATTTCTTTTTTAATCATTACTTCAATTTCTTTTTTATCAGTTTGAGTTAATGCCATTTTACTTCTTAAATTTAATTCTCCAGTACATTCCTCCCTGTACTGAAATAGTTTTAGCGTTGTTATATCCTATTCCTAAAGTATATACTCTGTCTTTTTTATCTTTCAATAATGCGGAAGGTCCTGCAAAATTAATAATATCTTTTTTATCAAATCCTATAACACCCCCAAAATAAAACTCCAAAGTTTTTATTGGTTCTAAATAAATAGTTTCCTTTACTGTAATTTTATTAACAAACGCATCAAAATGTCTGCCTAATACTCTATTTTTAAATATGGTGTCTCTTACTGCGATATATCCAAGACTGTCGTTTAATCGTAACGTGTCCTTATAAATATATTTAGCATAATAGTCTCTTAATATGAATGCGGTATCAACATTTGATGGTACTTCAACATATATTGGGACTTCTACGTAGATTGAATCTCCTGGTTTATATAAAGTTTGTTTTGTGGTAACGTACATTGTATCCACTTCTCTTTTAACTACAGTATATTTTTTACCGTCTATTTTTACCACGTTGTTTTTACCATTTCCAACCATATCAGAGGAACACATCCTCATAAGAAAAATAACAATAATTAATACAATTATTGTTAAACTCCTCAAATCTAATTTTTCCCAAATTGTTTTCATTTTTCAGGTGTTTTCTTTTTACTTGCAATTACTTTTGACCATTTAGATTTAAATTTCTCGTAATACGTTTGGAGTTTCCCGACAAATTCCAAAAATTCATCATCAAGTTTTATCATAGTCCCATTAATATATACCCCTTTGGTTTCTCCTATTGAAAAGAAAAATTCAATATCCATTTCGGTAACTTTACCAGACCACTCTACATTATTTTTATAAACGTTCAATTTGTTAAAATCCACAATTTCCGCAACTTCTGAAACAAATTCATCCATACTTTCCTGAAAAGCTTTTTTATCATCAGTAGTTAACTGAACATCCACTTCACTATCTCCGTGTAATACTAAAATACCTCCAGATATTCTGTATGACTTCTTTCTTTCCGATTTTCTAGTTTCTTTATCCTCAGAATCTGCGGTTTCATATTCTGCAGATTTCTTTATATCTTTCATCGGATTAATCTTTTTAATTGGATTAGTCATTTCCGTCTCATCTTCTTGTTCAAGAATTAAGTTATGACTTTTTCTTATTTTAGAAACATCTTCTTTAAGTATGTCACCCCCTAACAACGTTCTTGTTTTGGAAATCATTTTTTTTATCTGTTCTAAATCACTCATTTTCTAACATTTTAATAAATACCTCAAAATTAAATGCCGGACTCACATCAGTTAAATCACCATCGTAATTACTTCGTGTTACAATACCTTCGTATTTTTCAACACCATTTACCTTCGTGTTATGTCCGATACATTCTTTTTTTATTGAATGTTTTTGTGACAAGTCTTTACACAGGTTAGCAGCTTGTAAAATCTGTATTTCAGTGTAAGGATGCCAAAAAAAATAGTCTCTCCATTTTTTTTCAAAAACCTTCTCATTATAAATATCACCAATCCAATTAATGTGTGAACTTTTTAACGCCTCTCTTTCTAACCATCCTAAATTTTCTAAACATATAACAATCGCATTTCTATTGATATTCTTATCGGAAAAAATATTTGTATGTTCTGAATCATTTAAGAGTTTAAGTATTTTACCTTCTCTGTCAATTATATAGTTAGGAATCTTATCGTACTTCCCATTTAATCTATATTTTATGGATTGCAAATAATTAATAATATTTCTACCTGTGTGGGTTAAAATAATTTGTTTTTTCTTTTTTTGCTTACCCATTGGTTTAAAATTTCCATATTCAATTATATCAAGCATCTTTTTTTGTGTAGACTAATCTTTTGGTTATTTTTTTGTCTTCATTCTCGTTTATATCCGATTTACCAATCTCTTCGGTTTCATATGGGGTAAAAGCAAGCGCGGTTGGTTCATCCATCATTTCTTCTTCTGTTTGTTTTGGTAACAATCCCTGTTCTTTTAATTCTTTTACTTTACTCCAAACTCTTTTTGATTCCTCTTGTAAATCAACAAGTTTTTCTATGTTTTCGTTATTGATAATTTGTTCAGGATATTCTTCTTTGTGAGGGACATTGGTGTCCTCCTCAACTTCATCGGTATCTACATTATCTTCTACTTTTAGGGATTCTTCTTCTTGTTTTGGGGAATCAATTTCCTCTAAAACTACATTATCTTCTACTTTTAGGATTTCTTTTGGGGAATCTTCTTCTTGTTTTGGGGAATTGTCATCCTCCTTTCTCCTCATTGATTTAAACGCTTGGTTAGTGGCAATAACAAGTGTAATTGCAAGTGGATCGAAAACAAAAATCAAAATCAATATAAATAAATTTGCGGTTTTTTTAACATCCCAATCAAGTAACTCACTAACATATTTGATTGCACCTAACTCACTTCCTGATATTTCTTCTGATTCCATATCCAAAACCTGAATATCAAGTTTTGTAATACTATCATTCATCGCATCTATCCTACCTGCAATTGTGTCCCTTCTTACTTGTGCTTCTTTTAATTGTCCTTCAAATGACTTTCTGTTTGCATTATTCGCCTTTGTAATAACTTGTCCTGTCTTTCTGTCAACCGATTGTGTTGTTGTGTTATTAGACAAACCATCCCTTAATTTTGTTATATCCCCATCAAGAGTTGTTTTTTCTTTAACTAATTCTTCTTTTATTTCCTCAAGCCTAGTTTTTTTAACCTCAACGTTTTTAATCTTTTTTTCATTTATTTCAAGTTTTGCTATGTTTCCTTGAAATCCAGTACTTAATAACCCGTATATACCGAGTGAGGTTATTATTGACAATGTTATTAGGGCAATTGTCATATAAATCTTTAATGCTCCGTATGTTTCTTTCCATTTGTCGTGAAGATATGTTGCAATAGCTATCTTTGATAACTCCAAAAAAGATCCCATAATTATTACCGGAATTGCCACACCAACAAATACCACACTCAAACCCACCACACTATAATATGCTGCGGTTCCTGATAATCCAAGAGCACAAATCAACATAAACCAAGGTAAAAATTTTTCTTTCATAATAATTTAATTATAATTAATAAATACTCTTAATAAAGAAACCACACCGTTAAAGTGTGGCTGTCAATGTCTTTAGATGTTCTACTATAGGTAATCAAACAATTCCGAAGATTCATTACGAAGTCGTCTCAACGCCTTTTCTTTGATTTGTCTTACCCTTTCTTTTGTTAGGTTAAAATCACCACCAATATCCTCTAAAGTTCTTGGGGTACCTGTAAGTCCAAAATAATCCTCAATAATTAATCTTTCACGGGAATCCAACACACTAAGTGTTTTCATTAATTTGTCTTTTAAAACATCCGCGGTATTAAAAGCGGCATCAGGAGCGTCGGCATCTATATTTGGTATCATATCAATTAGAGTATCACCATCTTCATTAATATTCATATCCAAATCAATCATTGATGGTAGGTTTGAAAATCTATCTGATAATTTTCCTCCATTACTCTCAATTTGTTTTTTTGCTTTGTGGAGTTCTTGGACAACATTTACTGGAAGTCTGATTGTTCTCGCGTTATCGTTCAATGACTGGATGATAGACTGTTTAACCCACCACACCGCGTAAGATATAAAACGTAGGTTTTTAGTCCAATCAAAACTTTTAATCGCTTTAAGCAAACCAAGATTACCTTCAGCAACCAAATCAGGAAAATCCAATCCTTGATTCTGATATTGTTTTGCAACGGTAATAACAAATCGCAAGTTTCCCACAAGAAGTTCTTGTTCAATATCCTTTCTTTGTTTTTCTGTTAAAGAATCAGAAGTCATAAGTTTTGACAATTCTTTTTCTCTTTCAGGTGTCATCACCTTAATTCTTCTAATGTCTTTCAAGTAGTGAGAAATCTCTTCTTGATTAATTGGCATTCCTGATGTTTTTTCTTTCATATATATTATTTTGAGTATTCTTCCAATTTTTTTCTTTCAATGTCAGTCAATGAATTAATTCCCTTATCAAGAATTTTATCCAACAACTCATCCAATGTCATTTCACAAATATCGTTCTTTTTTTTCTGATTATCATAAAAATAATCACCACTGTTCATAAGATTAATAAACACATCATAAATAACATCTTCGTTATTAACAAAATTAGTAAAGTCATCAATATGTTTTGTTTTAAAGTTTTTAACATCTGTTTCCTCCAAATCCATTAAATGTTTAACCCTTTCATCCCCAGCATTAGACGATATTTCACCATCAAATGGTATTAATACATACATAAAATCTTCAAAATCTTTAATCAATATGTCAGAGTAAATGGACATTTCGGTAAATTTCAACTCCGAGTTAAAGTGGAAAATTGCATTTCCATTTCCATAGACAAATTTGATTTGTGAGTTAGACAGTGTAACTGGTTGTAATTCTTTTGCAATTTTTGTTGTGACTTCATCACTTGACATTTCATCACTTTCACCATAAACAAACATTAGGTACTTCATAAAGGAATATTTTTTATTTCTACAAAGATAACAAATTAATTTGATTCTTCATCAAATTCTTTCTTATTATTTTTTCTTTTCAACAAAGCATCTTTTTTTGAAAGTAAAAACTTACTCTTTGGGTTCGGTATTTCATTCGTGTAGGGTGTAATATTGTTTACTCTCTTTTCAGATAAGTCAACGTACTCTTGATTGATGTCAATACCGACATAGTTTCTATTGTTTAGTTTTGCCATCTTCAAAGTGGTTCCACTACCACACATTGGATCCAATACCAAGTCCCCTTCTTCAGACCAAGATAAAATGTGATCTTCTGCTAATGATTCGGGGAATATTGCAGGATGTTGGAATGCTATGTCGTCTTTGGATGAAAACCCTTTACCATTATTAATATACCAAACATTATACCTTGTACCAAATTCAGCAACGGTGAATCTATCAACCTTTTTTAGATTACCATCCTTTTCTCTTTTTGACGGATCACCAAAGTTACTATGTCCCGCCCATCTGTTTGGTTTATCTTTTAATAGATTTACGGTTTTTGGTTTTCCTTTTGATAGAATAAACATATACTCAAACACTTGTGAGTATCTACCAGTTTCAGGAAATGGAGCACCATTCTTATGGTAAATCATTGTATCATAAAGGGTAAATCCAATCTCCATAAACTTTAATGCTTGTCTGAATGAACTACCAGTTTCTCCACCATTCTTTACCTGATCGTTTACTACCCAAACAACAACACCACCTTTTTTTGTTACCCGATACAACTCACGAGCCATCTCAACAAATGGGAAACTAAATCCATCTTCAAAGACAACTTCATCTTTAATTTTACCATTGTAGGTTCTTAAATTATCATATGGGGGTGATGTTACAGTTAAATCAAAGGTGTTGTCGGAATAACCCTTCAACACCTCAATTGCGTCACCTAATATTACATTATTCATAAATTAAAATATTTTTGATATATTGTCTTCTTTTCTAATCTTAACCACACAATCAGCCCATTGGTTAATAAGTGGATTATGCGAAATTACAAATATTTTTTCAAAGTATTCCTTTATTTTGATAAAAAATTCCGCCACCAACTCTAAATTATCATTTGATATTTTTCCAAACACTTCGTCGAATATAACCACATTTGGTTTTGGTAAAGAACAAATCTTACTTAAAACAGATCTTAATGCTAACGATGCTATTGTCTTTTCATATCCTGAACCTGAAACCATTAGTTTCTCAACACCAGTACCATTATCAACCATCAAGAACTCCACCTCGTTTTTATCATTGATTCTTATTTCCAACTTAAAGTAACAACTATCTTCCATCAACCTTTGAAGTTCTGAATTAATCAACGGCATCATTGTTTTCATAATGATTTTGGAAACTCCATTCTTACCATATGATTCAAGATAAATTTTATAAATCTTATCCTTTTCTTCTTCATCCTTGATTTTAACGATCAGTTTTTTATTGTGTTCAATCTTATCTTGACTTGTTTTAATATTAAACTCGTTGGTTGATATTTGTTTTGTTTTACCTTGTTTCAATCTTTCAAGTTCTTCCAATCTTAAATCAGCCTTAATCAACATTTCATCAATCTTAATATTGGATTTAATCTTATCCTGAACTTCATTCCATTTTTCCAATTTGGTTTTTAATCCTCCAATTTTTAAATCACAACTTTCAATACTCAAGTCATATTTTTCTTTGATAAGTTTGTTTTTTTCATATTCATCAAAGTCTTTTTTAAGTTTTACGAATGTTGATTCTATGGCAGTTAAAACTTGCATTTTGGTGTAAATATTGTCTTTTTGCATAATATAACCATCAAGTTCGGCAATTTTTGCATTGGTAATCGCTGCGTTCATCAGTTCAATTCCACAATGTTCACACTTAATACCACCCTCAACTGAACTCTTTAGTTTTTCAACATCTTCAATCTTTGTTTCAAGTTGTATCATCTCCTTGTTAAGGTTGTTGTATTCTTCTTTTACCTTGTCGTGTTTATCTTCGTGGTAATAGTTTTCAGGTTCAACAACATTAAGTTCATTTAATTTAACCTCAAAAGATTCTTTTTGTTGTTTTAGTTTTTCAATCTCTGAAGTTGTATCATCAGGGTTCATCAAAGATATTTCTTTATCAATGTCCGTATGTTTCTTTTTCAACATACTATCACGATAATCCTTACCTTTTACTATTTTATCATCAATGTCCTCCAACTCAACTTTAAATTCGGATATTTGACTGGTTAAAGTGTTAATGTCATCTTCAAACGTTTCAATATCACCTTTAAGTTGTTCTGAACTATATAGATTAGACAATTTTGATTTACTAAATTCAGAATAGATTTCCTTTGCGGTTTCTTCTTTTTTCTTTAAGAACTCAAGTCCCATAAATCTTGACAACACCTGCCCTCTCGCAGTTGGTTTTGATTCAAGTAAATCTTCAAGGTTTGTTGCCGTTGTAAGAATTGTCATCAAGAAATCTTCTTTCGTACCAATTGAGTTTTTAATAAAAGCTTCGGTTTCCCTTCTTTGTTCACCAGTAAAATTCAATATACTTCCATCGGCAAGTTTCTTAAAGAAGTCAAGTTCGGTTTTAACATTCCAATCACCTTTCTTTGATTTCTTTCTTTCAATCTTTCTTGTAATGATATAATCTTCACCATCAATTGTTACCTCACCTTTTACAAACACTTCATCTTTATTACTGAACCTGTTGAAGATTTCCTCAGCCTTTGATGTCTTTGTTGTTTCATTAAAGAATAGGAACATTAACAAGTCAACCGACAATACGGTTTTACCCCCAAAGTTTGGTGGGTTGGACTCAACAACAACTAATCCATTTAGTTTGTCAAAATCCAACCTTTGATTTTCACCATATGATAAGAAATTGGAAAATTCTATGTTTCTGATATACCACTTTTTGAATTGTGTTGTATCACCCTCCTCTTCATTCATTTTGTTTTCAACCATTCGGTTCAAATCCAAAACTTCTTTTTGGTTTTTCTCATAACCCTTTGATTCCAAAAATTTCTTTAACAAATCTAATTGATAGTTTGTATCCGTAATGTTTACGGAAACGTCAATTGTCTGTAATGTGTCTTGTTCAACATTCTTAACTTTTGTTAAAACATTAACATTAGTGGTGTTATACTTCTTTTGGAAGTAATGTTTAACACTCTTAATTTTGTCTTGTGTAAAGTTTTCTTGAATGTCTTCCCAAACAACTTGAATTGATGGGTTTTCAAACTTGGAAAAATCCAATTCTTTTATCATAATATTGTAATTGTATAATTTTGGGGGATTAAACAAATCCATTTTTATTCTCCGTCTGTCTGTGTTTCTTCTATAGGTGTCACATCTTGCACTTCAGTACCATCAACCACACTAAACTCAACTGGTTTATCACCAACCTGTACATTTAGATTTTCATTTTCTTTAAATTTTTCCATTTGTTCTTCCAAAAGTTTATTAAAAACTCTTTGCATTTTTGTTTTTTCAGTAGCAATTCTTTGGTTTCTTTTCGCTACTTTTTTTCGGTGTTCTTTCGCCTTTTTACCCATAACTTATTTTGTTTTATTTATTACTCGGTCTGTTTTCCTCAAACCATTCTATTATTGCATTTATTGCCCAAACTGAACCTGCGGCAAACATTCCATCAAAAAATACGGATAAAAATTTATTAAGTCCAAAAAATTCCGCAGTTGGTGAAAACATAGTTAAAGACAGGAAAAATCCAACCCATGTACCACTACAAAGCATACACTTAATAAGATCGGATATAAACGCAAATAACGGATGAAGTATTACCCACCCTATATTTGGTTCCGCATTTTTATGTATCCAATTTCTTAATCCATTAAAGATAGAACCATAGACAATAATGGTTGTCATCCCATACGCGATTATCGCCCAAAGTAGTAAATTCATAATTATAGTTTTTGTATTATATTAGAACCTTTCAAATAAACCGCTCCTTGGCTTACCTTAATTGATTCTAATTGTTTATTTATGTTCTCCAATTCTTCTATTTTTTTGTCTTTTAATGATAAATCTTTTCTTAATTTCTGTAAAGTTTCCCCCATCATTTTTAACTTTTCATTGTTTTCAACTTCTTTAATCACCTCTACTTCCTTGATGATTTCAACAGGTGGTTTGTCTAAAATAATGTCTAAATTACGTCTAACTTCGTCTAATTCTTCATCTTTTTTAGACATTTCTTCTTTCAACTTGGTGATAATTCCCCCAAGTTCATTTTCAGTAGTTTTGTCATTAATATATTCTACTTTTGTGACAATTTTTTCTACAGGGACTTCTTTAATAATTTCTTTTTCAACAATTATTTCTTTAATCACCTCTATGGGAACTTCCTTAATAACTTCCACTCGTTTTTCAACAATTACCTCCTTTATTACCTCTTTTTCACCTTCATTAAGTGAATTTCCCAACAAACCATATTTTTCAATATCAAATCCTTGTTTAAAACAACGATACATAAAGTCATCAACATCTTCAATATTGTTTGATGAACAAAATGCAGACACCGCCTGCATTGTTTTATTATCAAATATTTTGGAGTTTTTCTGTCCCATTTTCAATGTCTTCAAACCCTTTTATTGAAAACTTCAAGAAAGGTTTTGGGTTAAATAAATCAACGTACTTATATTCTTTCGTTTCTACATCGTATATTCCGTACCCGTGTCTTCCAACACTTTCTCCAATATTATTTTGAATTGTAGAACCAATCATATAACCTTTACCCGTACTAAACTTGAACTCTGCTCGTTTGTGAATATCACCACATAGAACAACATCAAGTCCATCAAACTTTTCAACGTCATATGCTTCTTCACCAAACTCAAACCCCAAATCTGTTTTAAGTCCTGATATAGGTCCGTGAAATAATCCAACTTTAATCCCTGTTGCAACATTCAAGTCAGGTGGGATATTTGCTTGATATTGTGAATAAACACACCAACTAACATTCTCATCTTCATAAACACCTCTGTCTTTGTAATAGAATATCTTTTTATTATTTAATGAATTAATAATTGGTGAAAGTGCATCCAATCGTTCCGTATTATTTACCAAAAAATCGTGATTACCTGGTATGATAATGGTGGGTGCACAATAAGAACACTCTTTTAGAATCCAAGAAACCATTTCAATTAATTCTGGTGTCATCTGATTTTTAGAGTGAACCAAATCTCCCGTGAAAACAATTCTATCAGGTTCAAGTTCTCTCCACTGATTGATTGCTTTCTCTAAAATTGATTTATATAAATCGTGATCTTTAAATAATCTGATATGTAAGTCAGAAAAATGTATAATAGTTTTTATCATATATAAAACTTAATTAAAAATAAAATGATTGTCAAAAAAAATCACCTTATTCAGGTGATTTATCTTCAGTTATTATAATAGGTTCATTTTTTATTTCCCTATACTTTTTGAAATCTTCAATCCACTTTTGTTCATCAGATTTAACCATACCCATTTTTTCAACGATTGGCGTTATAGGAAGTTGTTCGTCTTCTAATCTACCGTGTAAGTAACCCTCCAACCAAATATAAAATTCTTTATGTGTCATTTTAGTTCCAAAGATATCTGTTTATAAAAATATTTTTAACCATATTGAACTCTTTTACTCTGTTCAATCTCAACCCGTGTTGTTTTGCTATTAATTGAAATAAGGGATAAACCTCACTTATTCTCATTTTACCTAATGGTTTCATTAGTCAAATAATTGGAAATCAATGTTTACGTGTCCACAATCGTTACACATATATGTTGGGAATGGAACCAATGTATCTTCTGAGCTACCAGTCATTAACTTGGGAACTTTTTTAATCAAAACAATTTCTTTAAAGTATTTACTATGACACTTTTCACACTCAACAGTTTCTTGTTGTTTTAAATCAATTTTAGGTCTAATAATATTATCCTCCATAATTAATAAATGACGATTTCTTCTTCTTCGTCTGTATATTTTTGTTTTATCATTTCAGTATTAAACTGAAACTCGTCAACAAGTGTTGATTCGCTTCCTCCTTTAACTGTATCTTCATACATAATCTCGTTAAAATACTCAAGGATTTCTTCTTCTGATTTACCTTCAAGTTCAGGATAATCTTCCATATTAACTTCAATCGGTCCGTAAGATTCGTACACCGAATAAGTTTTTGTCATATAGATTTTCATTTTATTATATAATTTACGTTTATTTTTCCTAATCCGATATTGTCCCAACTTGTGTTATAAAACCAAGCCATTTCTAAACCATTTTCCATAATCAATAATAATTTATTTTTTTAATTTTGTCAACTTTGATTTGATGTCCATTTCAAGAATTGTATTAATTGTTTTTCTTTCAACCCTGTATTCAACAAATTCCCGTTCTTCCGTTAACCTTACGATAATACAACCAAGTAATTTAATGTTTTCATATTTTGTTCCTTCTAACATTTTTAATAGTAACTTACCATATAATGGTAATTGCGTATTGTAATGTCCAAGGGCGTTGTTTGGTAAATATTCAAATGGATGTCTCATCGGTTTAATATATTTCTGAACCAAAAAGTTTTTTTTCTTATTGGTCTTCCAATCAGTTATTAACAACCCCAACTCTCCATTTTTACCTATAACCAACCAAACCTTATCGGGTTGTCCTGTATACCCAAGTTCGGGATGTCCTAATACAATTTCAGTATCAAGTAAAACGCATCCTCTTTCTTTTAGAAGTTTTATATAGTTTTTACCCGCAACAATCATTGTGTCACTTGTAATTATTTGTTCGGCATCACAATCAAAAATTGGTTGTCTTACACTTTTGTCAATTCCAAATTCTTTTAAGGTATGTTCTTCCAAGAAATAGTGGGTTCTTGAACCAGTACTTGTTGATATTCTTCCCTTCTTTGCCCAATCTTCAAGAATCCTTTCCGCCTCATCAGGATTTCCACCCGCCATTTCAAATGCCTTTTGTTCACTTGGGAACTCATCATAAAAAAGTTTCATAACTTTTGATACTGATGGAAAGTCAGAACGTAAATTCCCGTCAACATCCATCATTGTGTATTTGTGATTATCTTCCTCAAAAGTTAAATTAAACTCTTTTTGTCTTTCGGATAAGATATCTCTTATTTCTTGTGCTATTTTTTTTAAATCCATATTAATTTCTCATTTGGTAATAAAATTCATCAATCTGTCCTTTTAAGTCACAGACATCTTTATCGTCAACCAATTTTATTATTTTTATTCTACCATATAATTCACCACCATTCAATTCGTGATAAAGTTTTTTTGCGTTTTCCCACGCATCCGCATCCAAACAAATTATAATATCTCCTTTTGACTTATTGTAGATATTTTCAAACAAAACCGTTGACATATGTTTTCCAAGCATCGGGATTGAGTTAGGTAGGAACAAACCATCAAAGACTCCTTCAACAAGATATATGTCTTTACCCCAATCAATATGGTTTTCCCAAAATATAATTTTATCTTTTTCTGCTTGTGGATTCTTATATTTGTATCTACTTTTTGTATCCCAACTTCTTGATATATAATAGTTCAATTCACCTTTTTTATCATATGATGGGATTATAATTCTACCAGCATGATCACCCGAATCGCAAAACCCAATCTGATATTTTTCAATCATATAATCGGTTATTCCCCGATTATCTAGGTATTTTTTTGCTTGTTTTCTTACAGGGTAAATTGGGCTTACATCTTTGAACTCTTTATACTCTTTTGGTAATCTTAACTTTGGTTTTTTAACCTCCTTCACCTGAACTGTCTCAGGTTTTAGGATATTAAATAATTTCTTTTGTTTTCTATTTCCGTATATATCAATTAACTTTCCTAACGCTCCATGCGTATTGTCACTATCTCCACACGACCAACACTTGAACACGTTGCTAAAATAATTAACTTCAAGATTGTGTTTATTTCTCCCATCATCACACTTCGGACAATTAAACGAAATTTGTCCTCTGTTGGGGTAATGTAGTCCGCTGTCCCCAAGTATGTCTTCCATTAATTCAACTAATTCTTCGTTTTCGTCCATCTACCTTATTATAAACATAAAATATAAGATAATCAAACTTCACAAGTTTTTGTATGTGTTTATATTTATTAAAGATAACAAAAATATGCCTACAGATATAACAATAAATAATATTTCAGGTGCAACCCCATTTGATGTATATGTGTGTAATACAGGACTAACAACTTGTATTTACGTGAACACAATAAACAGTGTTGATTTACCATATACATTTGAGATTCCTCCAGTTTATTCTACTTTAACCCAATTTGTGGTTAGGGTAGTGGATGATAATGAATGTACCGTTTTGGAGACGGTAACAGTATAATATGTCTTGTTTAACCGAATATTGTATAAGTGGAACAGGTACCTATGATGGTACTTATTTTTCGGCAGGTACTTATGATGCCGGATACGATTATTACACAGGTTCAACATATACATTATATTATTCAACAGGACAAACTCAGTGGTGTTTAGCATCATCTTTAGGTGACCCCAATTGTTTATTATTTGGTAAATCACCTTGTGTGAGTGTTTGTCCCGACTTATGTGATGAATTTTTTGGTCCAGGTCCTTGCCCAACACCGACTCCAACACCCACAACACCTTGTAATGTGGATTTTGATGCGATTTTTGATTGTTATATACCAGAAACACCAACACCAACCCCTACAAGTACTTTAACACCAACTCCGACAAATACACCTCCACCCACTAACATTTGTGGTGGTATCGGTTTAGACGTGAGTGGTATTACATATACACCAACACCAACCCCAACACCGACAGTCACTCCAACTGAGACACCTGGTGTAACATTAGCATGTAATTATACCGGTATTGCAACCTTTAACACATTAGATGATTACATTAGATGTGCGAACAGTAAACAATTTAGAGATTGTTCAAATGGTTATATATATTCCACAACAGACGTTGTTCTTAATCCAACAGGTGGAACTCCTGTTATTGGAATGGTATATGAGGCAATGATTAACGAGATTGATGTTTGTGTAACTTACGTTGGAGTTGCGGACAATATCAGTGGTGTTGAAAATATAACATTAATTTCTGAATTAGGTTTGGAGGTTGATGGTGGATGTAATGTTTGTGTCCCAACATCAACTCCTACGCCAACTCCGACGTTAACGCCTACCCCAACACAAACACCAACATCCACACCACAGGTATGTTGTGAATATAACGTTACAAACTTATTGTTTGCTCCAAACGCATTTAATATCACAAATTGTACAACCAATCAATCACAAATAATAACAATAAATGGTGGCTCAACAATAACAATCAAATCTAATACAGTACCAAGTGGTAACTCTATTAATTTGGTATTTATTGATTGTCCTTGCATAACCCCAACACCAACAAATACACCAACAAATTCAGTAACACCTACTATTTCAGTAACACCATCAGTAACACCTACTATTTCAGTAACACCATCAGTAACACCTACTATTTCAGTAACACCATCAGTAACACCTACTATTTCAGTAACACCATCGGTAACACCTACTATTTCAGTAACTCCTACTATTTCAGTAACTCCTACAGTAACACCAACAAAAACTATAACACCGACACCAACAAAGACACCGACACAAACACCAACAAAAACACCAACTCCAACACCAACTCCAACTCAAACTTCTTTTGAGTGGACAAGTTGTGGATCGTGGTGGGCAACTTCTGGTTCCGCATGTACAAACTATTGTAGTTTCTTTGGTCAATATTTTACCTCAACTTTAATACCAACAATAGGAACTTCTTTAATAAATGGTTTAACAGGTTTACCAGTTACAGGACAGGCAAACAAGTGGATCGCAATTTCTTCAGTATCTTCACCTGGTGTTATTATATACTCAGTTCAAGTTAATGGTTCAGGAACAATAATAAACGTTAATACCTGTCCATAATATGGTACAAAAAAAATATCGTCTAAAAAGACGATATTTCAAATTATCAATAAATTAAACGATATTATTTCCAAATTTCTTTTGATCTCATATGTCCTAACACACAAGTATAAGCATCTGTCTGATCAAAATTTTCTTTCTTAAGAGTGTTGTTTTTAGTGTATAACCACTGTATTTGTGGTTCTCTTTTTGCAACCAATTCCCATATAATCATTTTTTTATCAATATCTTTTGGTAATCCACCAAACAAAACATACTTTCCTTTATCGTTTTCTCTCACTAATTCAGGAAACGCAAACTTTCTTGAATTATATGTTGAAATAAATTCGGGTACGATTCCGAGGACATCATATATCTCCTTACAAATTAAGGTATTGAACCGTAATAATGTCTGAATTGTATATATGTTATTTGAGTTTAGTAACGGTTCTTCAATAATAACGTTTACTATCCCCAAATTTTTATACTCAACTAATTTACTTCTAAAAATCTCAGACTTTAACATTAATTCCAACATTTTATTATCCGCAACATCTTTTGATTTTGGTCTTGGTGAGATATGGGTTAATTCAAGTAACTCTTGATTTTGTATATCAAATAGAGCCCACCCAATAGTACGAGTAGAAACATCTAATCCTAACACTTTAGGTGAATTCTTAATAGTTTTTGCCATAAAAAAATTTGTTTTTTTTATAAGATAATAAGTTTTAAGTAAAATTAAAGTTTTAGAAGTCCAACTTAACTACAAACTGTTGTATACCTTGTCTTAATACCGGTGATTGTAATTTTGATATAACCATTACATCCTTATTTCTATCCAACAACGCAATTTCTGTCATATATAATGGTGTTCCTTTTGTCCAAGTAGGATTTGACGTATTTAAGAACTCAGCATTACTTAAATTAACTTTATATTTCATTTCATATATTGTTGCTTGAATGTCTGTCTCTAAAGAACCATAAAAATAATACTCATCACCAAAATTTAATGTTTGTCCCGTGGCGCCTAATTCAGGTAATGAAATATAATTACTTAAATCATAAATTGTTGCTGAACTATATATTTCAGGTGTTATAACAAGAGTAGTCCCTGTTAAACCTGATTGAGTTAAATACCCATTTGATGTTGTTGCAGATAAACTACTTGTGTAATCAATAATTTTCCAATTTTGAGGGTTAGGTCTTGTACCTGTCTCAACTAATTGACAGATTACTTCAAGATTTGTTGCAAAATAACCGTTAGGTATGTTACAACTTGTCACACATTCACTACCAGCACTAAATGAAGGTTGTACTAAACAATTAAATTCATTACCAAATCTAATCGCAACGTTCTTAGATGTGTCGGGATTACAATCATTATTATTACCAACAATTTTGGTGTAATAATTACAATGTAGTGAATTAGTGAATCCAACAGGATTAGATAACCTATATGTTACGAACATTGTTTGATTACTACCTGTTAAAATACCATCTGTAGTTGGTGTTCCCTGTCCAAATGTGTTTGGTGTTATTAGAGAAATTTGCGGTGCCGTTAAAGTCCAATTTCTATTTGATTTGTATGACATTGCAGCAACAATTTCTTCATCATCAATTATGATTAATTTACTGTCCGGAAACACTTTACCAACTCTACTTGGGTATCCATCAGCATTTACGTGAGTATCCCACAAATGGTAATATCTTATACCAGGTTGATTCATACCAGTATTTTTTGTTGATTCAATGTAATGAACCTCAAATAAGTTTTTATCTTCAAATCCCGAAGGATCAACCCAAAATGTTTCACCAAAACAACAATCAGGATTTTTATACCACATTAACCAAGGGACGTGAAGTTTAAAGTTTCTTGCCTGTCCTGTTGTGTCACTTGGGTTAGATGGGTTGAATGGTTCAAACGCAAACTTCTCACCATAAAAGAAATCAATTGTTTGATTCGTATAATGTATTATAGCAATCGCCTTTTGTTCAGAAGGTGTTACAACAATCTTTTCATCAAAAGAATTATAATAGTAAACAGAACTAGTGTCTTTACTACCTAATGTAGATGAATAACCAAAATATTCTTTAGTACCCAAATAATCTTTAGATCCAAAGTAAGTATAATCTTGATATGTACCGCTTAATAAACCTGCCGGACTTTCACTCCAAGGAATATTCATATTCCAAATTTTAACATCAAATTGATCAATATCACATACAGATTCAAAATTAATAACATCACTACTCCAATGAGGTGCCGGTGTGATGCTATCATATATTGATGTCATATTTGGTGGATAAATTATCGTTCTTGAATAACAACTTCCAGAAAAATTGGAAAAGTCAGGTAAATTCCTATCAACAGTAATTAAATTATTACAAACAGCAATAATCTTATATGTCATAATAGGATAACAACTTTCCATTGACATTAAACAGTCAGGTGCTGGTGGAAGTGGGCAAACCGCACTTGCAGATGGCGTTAAACAAGGCGTTTTAGTTGGTGTCGGTGTTGCCGTTGGGGTGCACTCAATAATACCGCTAGTTACACTTGGTGTGGGTGTGGGTGTCGGTGTTGTACCAACTGAAGAGCTAGGTGTCGGTGTTGGTAAATTATAACACGTTGAGTTTGTTTCCCATTGTCCGTCAAAAAATATTGTAATAAAATCTCCTACCGATGGGACACCTTCATTGTCTAAATTGGATCCGGAATAAATTAAGTTTACTTCATTGGAACCACTTAAGGAACCCATATCAACGATATAATTTGAACTAACAACGTAATTGTCATTTGTTAAAGCACTCCAACTAATTGTTGTTGCGGTTGTATTACCCGTGAAAAAACCTCTCAATGGAGCCCTATTATATACCGATTCAACTGACGAATCCATAAATGGTATACCATATGTATTTCCCTGTTCACCATCAACATATATTGGGTATTTAACATTTTGTCTATTAGACTGTGGAACTCCTGAACTATTTTGCGAATTAAAGGGTGGCTCAAGAACCATACTATTCGGTTGGTTGTATGTGTTAGGTAATGCGTTATATGTTACCTCACTATCTCCGACTTGGAAAAAGGATATATTAAAATTACCCTCCGATAATTTTTGTCTACCAGTGTCAGTTACTCTAGTATTTACTAAACCTGATGTATTTTTAAGTATATAAGCCATTTGTTATATAAATACTGTATTTTCTATTTTATTATAAGACTTCATTATTAACGATAGGTGGATTCACAACTAAAAAGTCACAACATTGACAACCACTTATGGTTACATTATCAAGTACTAACGAATAACTTCGGTTAAAACTTAAACAAGGTGTTGATGGACTAAATAGGGGATTTAAAGTAACAACATTTACCACCGTACCGTTAACGGTAGTTCCTTGAGTCATACTAATACCATTCCATCTATTTATTGTGGTGGTGTTTGTGGTACTAGGGAATGGTGCGGAAGGGCTAACACAACCACCACCTAAAACTATTGCGGTTCCTGTTGACGATGTTGACGACACCATAATCGGCGATGCATTAACATTAACAACCGCCAAATTATTATAAAAATACGAATCAAATGTTGGTGCAACTGTAAAGTTTGTGGTTTGTACAATATCAAACGTAATTGTTGTCCCTACAGGTAAGGAAGGAGTTACAGACACATTAAATAAACCTGTACTATAATTTAAACTCATTCCTACATTATAAACAATACCTGGAGGTGCTGGATTCAAAGTTACGGTTTGAGTGAAAGTTTGTCCTGACGCATCAATAACTGAAGTTGGATATGTTCCAGGACAAAGGTTTTGGAATACGGTTTGGTTAGGGAAGTAAGTAATACCATTAACAGAATATTCATAAGGAGGTACTCCATCAATAATATTAAATATTATACTTCCATCACAAAAACAAGTTGGTTGATTAACCGTTAAATTATATCTTAAAATATCTTGAGCATCACAAGTACCTTCACTAACTTGGACACTCTGATAATTAACAGGTGGTGGACCACCTAAAGCTTGCCATGCACCTACCGGTGGTGATGACGGAATTGTATTTACAAGACTTCCTGTTGTCCAACCTGACACTTCCCATTGGCTATCGGTAATATCCCAATATATCTTATATGGATTACTTGATACCCAACTTGGTTTACCGTTAAGGAATCCGTCATAAACAAAATCAAACAAGTTAAGGAATGGCATTTGTAGGAATGTACCTTCAGTAATTAAACATAAATTACTTGCTGCAGGTAATGGTGTTGGGGTTGGTGTTGGGGTAACGCTTGGTGTTGGTGTTGCACCTGTTAAAACACAAATCGTATTTGCGGTAAAATCACCATAAAAATCAATAACTGTAGATTGGTATTCGCCCGCGGCTAAATTTGTTATAGTTTGAGCATGACTTCCGTTTTCCCAATTTATAAAATAAGGTGGTGTTCCCCCTGTAATTAATAAACTAACAACACCGTCATTTGTTGCATATGCGGATGGGTGTTCCACAAAACACTGTACACCCATAGGGAATATTGTTGTCACATCACATTCATTTTTATATTTAAAATAGTCACCAGGACAAACACCATCAATACAAAATCCTTTAACTTCAAAATTAATATCAATACAACTCGTTATTGGGTCAAAATCTTGACTACAAATATTATAAGTTTCACCACTATAAAAAGTTTCTACAACGGTGTCACCACTACAGTTTGTGTATGTTAACTCAAACTGACTTATATTTGCAAAACTAAATTCTAAACAATAACAATTTGACATTTATATAATTTTATTTAATAATATTCATATAAGAATAAAAGTGAATTATGGAACATAATATATTCTATTTGAGTCTGTAGAACAATAGTATACAGAACCCGAAGGTAAACCTATTGATCCGTCTTGTAAATTAACAATTGACAAACAATTTACATAAGTAGTGTTTGGGCAAGATGATGTAATTCCGTTACCAACAATAAATGTGTTATCGTGTGTAACAACATTACAAGAACCTCCAACAATACCACCACTAGTTGTTACTGTATTACAATAACCACCACTAACAGTAGCATATACCCCTAACGCACTGTTATTTGTGCCACCGCCAATGAAACTTGCGTTATCATTAGTTGCGTTACAATAACCACCAGAAATTGTATTTAGATTACCACAAGTTGTGTTTAAACAACCACCACCAATAGTGTTATGATAACTTGATATGGTGTTAAAAGATCCACCACCCAAAAACCCATTAGTTGCCGAATTTAGTACGATATTTCTATAACCACCTGATATAGTTGACGATATTCCTTCATTATAATTACAATAACCACCACTCACACTAGAATATCTTGATGATACAGTATTCGCTAAACCACCAGATACAACACTATTTTTAGCTTCACTATAATTAAAACTTCCTCCCCCAATTGTTGAGCAAGACCCAAAACTTATATTTTCTCTTCCCCCTCCAATAATTGATGTATCTCCGTTTATTGTGTTACAATATCCACCACTAACAGTATTAAAACATCCATCAACAGAATTTTGTCTTCCACCAACAATTATTGTACAACCACACGAAGTTGTGTTACAACAACCACCACCAATATATGAAAATAAACCAATTGTTGTGTTTAATTCACCACCACTAATTACTGAACCATACCCTGATGATGTATTACAAAAACCACCTCCGACTGTTGTATAGTCGTCTAATGCAAAATTTTGATTACCACACCTTTCTGTCGATCCTATTCCAGTACCTAACACCATAATTGTAGAACCACTAATGGTATCCATGACTTGTTGTATTGTTGCCTTATAAGAGGATCCTGCGGGATTTTGTGATAAATCATTTGGATTTACAATGTGAACTAAATCACTAAGTGTGACTCCTGTTGTTAATACTCTATCTGTTAGTTTTTGTGTTGGCATTTCTGTTATAATTAGTAATGTTTATTTATAAATAATATAATACTTCCGCAGTACCTAAAAATGATGCTGAGTTGCTTAGTGGTGTTATACACACCCACATTTCGTCAAGTGTTCCGTTAACATTAGATCCAACCCTAATTTGATTATCATCCACTTTAACGTCAGTAACAGCCGTTGTTCCAGCTTGACCAATTAATGATGTCATAATGTGTCCTGGTGATGTTATTGTTGTTGTGACAGTCCCGTTATATACTGAATACTGAAATGGTGAATTTGGTATGTCAGTCCAACTTGGGGTTGCGGATAATGTAGGGTTAAATTCAATGGTTAGTAAGAAATTATCGTTTGAGGTGTTTAAAATTGATAAACTACTATATTGTGATGTCACTGATTTATAACTTTCTTTAAGCCTATAACCAATATACGGATATTTTGTACCTGAAGTTCCTAAATTTGCGGTTGTTGAGTTTTGAACACCAACGGTTGAATAAAGTCCATTTAATGCTCCTTCGGTTGATACTTGACTACATAACATATCAAAGTATCCTGAACCAACACCTACTTGTCTTATTTCATACCTAATTGGTTGATTTGGTGATGACATATAAACGGTAGGTATATTGTTTGCTGCAGTATAGTCTAAAAAATAAAATGTTTGACCAGATAATACCATTCCAAACCTCATCCTACCAACACCTAACCATTGATAATCTACTGTCATTAGATTTGTGTTACTCCAATCAAAATTGTTTACATCAAAGTCTGTATTATTCCAAGTTGTTGTATCGGCACTATAAGTGCAAGAACCACTTAAATATATATTAAATGTTATTGCACTTGTTACACCATTACTTTCTAAAAAGAACCCATCAAATACCGAATTGTACGTGGATGCCGTTGTTGATGTGAAACATCCAATTCGTTTAATTATATTTGTTTCTATTTGGAAGTTTGAAAAACTACCTTCAAATAGTTGACTTTTACCTGGTTGATAAATTGGGTGTGTTTTTGTTTGTCTAATAACTAAATCGTTATTTGCTGATGTTGACATTCTAACTCTCGCATACTGTTGATTGAATATTGATGTTGCAGTACCTGCAGTTACTTCACTAATTTGTAATGGATTTTTATCGTAAACGTGTTTTATATCCAAAAGATTTGTGACAGCAGCGGTTCTTAATCTTCCAAATGCGTCCATATTTGGACCGTCTGCATATTTTACTGAATTATTAAAAATAAATGACATCTTATATAATATACCAATTTCCGTTTCTTACCATAACGGTAAGAGACATATAGTTTATATTCATATCAACGTATGAATTCCCGTCTATCAATCCTGATGTGGGCGTTAATCTTATTCTGTAACTTCCTGAAGTTCCTGCCTCATCTTTAATGATTAGATAATAACCATCTCTTGATGTTGTTGATGGTAATGTTAAATCAACGTTTGATGAACCACTAACCCCCCAATATGAATAATCCCAAGTTAATGTTTGTGAACTTGTAATTGCCGAAGTAGCATAATTGAGTGGTTGTGAAATATTTCTTGTTTTTACAACACCCGTTGATGTGTCTCTAACCAAAAAGTTGTCATTTGTGGTATCTGTTTCAGGTATATCTTGTAATGCCAAATAATTTGTATGGAATGTGGCGGCAGATACAGAAAAAACACCAGCTCCAACCGCAGATGAAAAATCGTGTGTTATTGTATTTCCTGAACCATTCAAAATGGTTCCCCAACAAGCCGATGTGGTATTATTATAACCACCACCAATATGAGAATAATCACATAAAGTTGTATTTTCTCTACCACCGACAACCACAGAATAACCTCTTAATGTTGCCGAAGCGGTATTTGATGAACCACCACCAATAAATGTATACGCTCTATCTGTTGTGTTACCTGAACCGCCAACAACACTTGAGTATTGTTGTACAACAGTATTAAATTCACCACCTAATATTGATGCGTAACTACAACGAGTTAAGTTAAATGCACCTCCTCCTACAATATTTCTTTGTCCTTCACTTGTATTGGACTGTCCCCCAAGAATAGATGAACTATTTCCTATGACTTTATTATTAAAACCCCCGACAGCAATTGAATATGCCGATGTTGTTGTGTTTAAAAGTCCGCCCGAAATAACAGAAAAATTTGATGATGTACTGTTTCTACATCCTCCACCTAAAAATGAATTTTGTGATGTAATTGTATTACATTCACCACCACCAACAATACTAGAACACCCAACAACAGTATTACCACTTCCTCCAACAATTGATGAATAATCACCACAAGCAGTATTGTTATAACCACTACCAATTAAAGCTCCGATACCATTATTTTTATTTTGTAGTCCTCCACCAACAAACGAATAAAGATTTGATGCGGTATTACTTCTACCACCACTTACGGTTGAATAGCACCCACTTGCTGTGTTAAGTGATCCACCACCTACGGTTGAGTGATTACAACTTGATGCGTTACAATAACCACCACTTACGGTTGATATTAAACCGCTTGATGTATTTTCAAGACCACCTCCTACGGTTGAAGAGAAACTACTTGATTCGTTACAATAACCACCACTTACGGTTGAATTATTACCGATTGATCTGTTTAAAAATCCTCCACCAACAAATGAATATCTACCGCTTGATGTGTTATTAATACCTCCACTTACGGTTGAACCATTTAAACTTGATGTGTTAGAGACACCTCCACCAATTGTTTGTCCAAATCTGTTAGTACCTAATATGGAATTTGACGATCCACCACCTATAGTGTTAAAACCAACAATAGTACCATTTTCAAAATTATTAGCGCCACCATTAATTGTCCCATATCTACCCAAAGATATGTTATCAAACCCACCTCCAATAGCAGAATAAACACCACTAACAGTATTACCAGTTCCTCCCAATATAGACGAAAAATCATTTAATATTGTATTATATGTTCCACCACCAATTATTGATGAACTTCCTGAACTAGTGTTATTTGTTCCACCTCCAATAGTTTGTCCTCCTTTTGTCGTACCTAGTAGTGAATTAGAATTTCCCCCACCAATTGTGTTACACCCAACAATTGTTCCGTTTTCAAAATTACACCTTCCACCAACGATAGTTGCTTGTAAACCTAATGAAGTATTACCAAATCCGCCGACAATTATTGATTGTGTACCGGAGATTACATTAGAATTACCCGCACCTATATAACCATCGGTGCTTGTTGAGGTATTACAACTACCACCACCAATTGATGACTGATCAGCCAAATTTACATTTAATTTACCACCAACAATATACGATCCACATCCTCCGCCCGATGTGTTACAACAACCACCAACAATAACACTATAATCTGTTGTTGTTGTATTAAAATCCCCATTACCAATTATATTACTAACACCTATTGCAGTATTAAATGTGCCTCCTATTATGTTTGAGTGGTTGTTTACACTAGTATTAGATAATCCTCCAACAATTATAGAGTATGCTCCGTTTGATGTGTTATCACATCCAGAACCAATAAATGAGTAAAATCCTGAATTAGTATTACATATCCCTCCACCGATGAATGAATAACACCCACTAATTGTGTTTCCTGATCCTCCAACGATTGAGCTATATTGTGAGGTTATTTCGTTATCACATCCACCGCCTATTACGGAGTGATTATTTGTTATTTGATTTATCTCTCCTCCTACTATTGCTGAATGTGCGGATAATATCTTATTTCCAATACCACCCCCAACAAAAGATAACCCACTTGCGGTATTTTGATATCCACCACTTACGGTGGCGTCCGCATTTAAGTTTACATTATATCTACCCCCACTAATCGTTGATCCCAAACATAAACTCGTATTATAAGTTCCACCACCAACTGAAGAGTAATCTCCTGATGATGTATTAAAGTACCCTCCCGATATTGTTGACGCTTTACATAATGATGTATTATAACCCCCACCAACAACTGAAGAATATAACGCCGATGATGTGTTACATATACCTCCCCCTACTGAAGAATAATCACCAGAAGCCTCATTATCATTTCCACATCTTTCAACGGAACCAATACCCGAACTTAAAACCATCACGGAAGTTCCTCCTGTTAACGATCCGATTATTTGTTGGAATGTCGCCTTATATGATGATCCTGCGGGGTTTCCTTGTGAAACATCAAAAGGATCAACTACGTGAAAATAATCCGTTAAATTAACTCCTGTTGCAGATGGTTGATCAGTTAAAAATGCCATTATTCTTTTTTATATATAAATACACTTTAATTCATTATTGGAACTGATAAATGTCATAATCCATAAAGAAGAAGAAATCACCATCTTGAAATTGTTTTCCTTTAGGTGGTATTTCAACACAATTTAATATTACAAATTTTTCACAAAGTGGGTTAATAATTTTAACCCCTATTGAAGGTGCAGTATCAAAAGGCGTGGGTAAAGTTATAATCACTTGTGGTGGAATATTGGTATTTACCGTAGACACTAACACACAAGAATTACCATATACATTACATATGTAAATTTGATATGGTGTGGTTATTCCTGTTACATTACTTATTACTAATTGTGTCATTATTGAAATACATAATTTATATCATCCATAAATACAAACTCTACGTCATCTTGGAAAACTTTTGTATCCCCTCCACAGAAAACACAAGAAATGTCATAATTTATGATTAGATTTATTATAACATTAGAATCGTCTAATTGTGTTTCCACGTTAATTTGACAATCTGTCCCACCAGTTATACATCCACTTTTAATTGTTATTTCATTAGTTTCTATATTTGTTATAACACTAGTGATACCACTAAATGAATACAATAAATTTTTAATCGCAATAGTCCATTCATTGTCTGTTGGGTAATCATTTAAACCGGTGGATGTGTAAAATACGTTTTGTTGATTAACACCGTCAATTGTAATGTCTACAGTGAATGTTGCAGAATTTAAAATACAACCTGTGTCTCCACTCGTTAAGTCAAAATATCCCTCATTAAACATTTGTAAGACACCTCTTCTTCCTGAAATCCCACTATTTACAAAGTTGGATGAACATACGTTATAAGTTTCAAAACTACTATAATATGTTGTCCCAACTAATGTTGTTTGTTTTGTAAAAGTACAACCACTCGCATCAATAACCTCTAATGTGTATGTTCCCGCAGTTAAACCTGTAACAGTTGTTCCTGTTTGCCCATTCACGTTTGGACTCCAATTGTATGTGAATGGTGGCACACCACTACTTATCATTGTAGTTATTTCACCATCACTACCAAGTGTCGGTTGGTTAACAAAAAAATCAAAATAAACACCAGCAGAACCATTAACAAAGACAGTATCTGTTTGACTACATCCTCCTGCATCAGTAACAGTAATATTGTAAAATCCAGATGGTAAATTATTATATGTGGTAATAAACCCCGGTGCGTATCCCTCAACTTGGTATGTATATGGTAAAGTTCCTCCTGAAGACGCTAGTATTTGTACAATACCATTGTTTAACCCACAAGTGGTACCTGTAACATTTGTTGTTATAGTAAACAAATTAGTGTTTGATAATGTTGTTGTCCCTGTGAACGTACAAGTTCCATTAGTTATAAAAATGGTATAGTCTCCCGATGTAAGCGCTGGTGATGTATAACTAGTTCCTTGTGTAACCGTATCTACAGTAACTCCCGATGAATTAACTAAACTATAAACATAGGTACCAGAATTTGACCCTCCATCTAACTCAATAAAAATTTGCCCGTCATTGTTGTTACAATTTGAGTTTTGAGTGGTAATTGATGCAATTCCAAACCCATTTGGTGTGATTAAACTAATATTTGATGTTGCAACACAAAGACCCGCATCGGTTACATTTACATAAAATATCCCTGATGACAACCCACTAAAAGTATAAGAACTATCAAAAGTTATTCCAACCGTTCCATTTGATCCAGAGAAATAAAATGGTGCGGTTCCTCCTGTTATTTGTACATCAACCACACCGTTGTTTGTAAAACAAGCAGGTGAAACAGTTGTAAATCCGACAATTCCCACAGGTGGTACATCCTGAACAATAATATTACTTATCGTTTTAGCACACCCGTTACTGTCAGTTACTGTAACAGTATATGCTCCGTCTGTAAGTCCTGTAACAGTAGAACCAGTTTGTCCATTTGCATTTGAACTCCAACTATACGTATATGGTGGTGTTCCAGTTTGTCCCGTAACAAATATCTTACCTAAACCTTCAGACGTAACACAACTGCCGTCTTTGATTACATAAACACCATAATCTAATGTTGTTGATGATTTAACAATACAGGTTTCACTTTTACCTGTACATCCCCCACCATCATTACCAACAACATAATAAGTTCCCGCAGAAAGGGATTGGAAATCATAACTACCAAATAGGGTATTACCGCTTGTTATATATCCGTTAGTTGTCTCATAAAGAAAAACCTCACCATTACCATAATCAACGGAAAATGTTGCGGTGAGCGAACCATTATCAAACCCACAAGTTGTACTTGTTGTTGATGTAATACTTAAACAACTACCAGTAGATATGTTAAAATTAACAAGTATTGTTGATGCGGTTAAACACGAATCTTGTATTTCTAAACTATATGACCCACCACTTAAACCACTAAAATAATAAGAAGTTGTTGTCGCAGAAGTTGGTAGTAATCCTGATGAAGATATTTCAGTCACCGAAAATGGTGGTGATGTACTACCAGTTATATCAAATGATATAACCCCGGAGTTTGTATTACTACAATCACCACTCAAAAAGTAATTATATATAAATGGCGTTCCGCAACTCATTAATTACATAAAAGATTAAAGTTTATCCCCACATTCAGTTCAAATGTTTGCTCAACACCTAAAGGAATACAGTTATTATTATATATTGTTAAAGTATCGTTTTCATTTAAAATATAACTCAATCCGTAATCTTGTAAATCAACGAAACTGGATGTAATCGCGCTAACCCATTGTGTTTCTGTAGGTATTGATAATACGTTATTGTACCCAACTCCGTTGAAGAATGGATAACTTATAATGTCGGTACCATTAAAATTTACATTCACGTACCAAGTAGTTTGTAAACTATTTAAATTACAATCATTAAACCCTAAACCATTTGTTTCTAAGAATGAATTAAGTGTAAACCCAAAAAGAGACGCAAAAGATTCAACAACAGGATTTGATTGCCAAGGATATACAGGACAATTTGTTGTTTGTATTGGACAATCATAAGCAAATAATTGTCCAACTAATAAACAAGGGTTACAAGGTACAAGTACTAACTGACAACCCATTTGTCTTCTCCACACAAACTTTTGTCTGTGGAATATTGAATTTTCATACTTTGTTCCTGCATTCCATATGGTAGTTGCTGGAACCATTTGTTCAACAAGTCTAATCCAATAATCTCCAATACCATTGATATAATCTATCATAGTTTGGTATTTGAAGTTGTCGTTTTGTATTCCGGCAAGTTCTTGAGATTCTAAATATTTCCAATAAATTGATTGTAATGTTGGGTATCCACCTGTTTTACCATCGGTAATAAATTGTCTGTTCCTGACATTTATCATATTATGCCAAAAAGTTTGTGCAAATTCAAAAAAAGTTTTTTGTTTCGGTTTTGGTATTATTTCCGTCCAATCAATACCCCCCCTTGATGGGTAAGGTGGATTTGGATTTGGATTACAATATGTTGGTTCAACGTAATTTAATCCTTGCTCTGGTATTGGGAAATTATACTGTCTTGACATATACCAAACATCATATAACAATCCTTGCGCAGGATTCATAAAAATATCAACGTTTTTTACATTAAGAACCAATTTATCATCACCCACCGTATAATAGGCATTAAACCCCGCATCTGAATTTTGTCTTAATACACTTTGACTATCTACCCAACTTTTTTTATTGTCCATAGTTTTTCTTAACTTGAACCCTATACCCATATATGGGAATTGTCTGTACTTTTGGAGATACTCTTCACCATAGTTAAACGGTAAAAGTGTTGTTTGATAATTTGGGTTTTGTCCTGTAAAAGTATTCAAATCGTTATTTACCTCCGCAGGCATTCTATGTTGTGGGGTGGATTCAATCCACCCTCCACCTATTTGGAAATAGTAACTACCTGAGTCTGTTGGCATGCTTGGAAATCCAAAACTATCAATGGGATAATCGGATCTACTAACACTAACATCTTGTACTGTAACACTTGTTGTAAATCCAGTATACTGTACTCCCATAATTGAGAATATATCTGTCGTATCTAAAATTGGTGTAAATTGACTATAAGTACCTCCTGTTAGTAATGAGTATTGTTGTTCAAATTGAGATAAATTAATTTTTTGATCAGCAATATATACATACTCATTAAAATCGGTTAATGCCTCTGGCGCCCCAATTAATCTTAATAACAATTCAATAGATTTTCTAGTTCCTTTTGATTTAAAAAGATATGCCGAATTTAATATTAAATTTCTATAATACTGATAATTTAATTCTTCAGGCGTTTGTCCTTTTGACAAACCAGTAAATGTGTTTTCACCACTACTAAAAACCGAACTTAAAAGTTCTTCATTAGATATAGGGGATATATTGTCTTTCCATCCTAATGTTTGTGCTAAATTTTTTAGTAATTGTGATGGTATATCGTTTTTTACAGTATAGTGAACTGAATTCATATATGCTAAGGCACCTATAAATTTCTTTGTTTCATCAAAACTTCTACCATAAATTTGTAATATTTTTTCTATCTTTTGGTCTTGAGTGTCAAACTCTTTTAATGCACCCGCAGTTAAAAATCTTGATAACAAATTAGTCCTATATTCATCTAAATCTTCAGATATCTGGTTTAATTTTAATAAATATTGTTCAAACTCACTACCAACAATAGCTAAATTCCAAGTACCATTAATTGGAAATCTAGCAGTTTTAACGGTAAGTGTATAACCCCCATTCTCATTTTCAATCGGAGTATTAAAGTATGCAGTATACTTTGGTGTTATGTTTCTATTTAAAAGAAAATTTTCAACTTCATCAAAATCTTCATTAAAAACTTTATTAACATAATAATCCGTAGGTCTTATTATGATTGTATCAGAACTATATGATTGCCCACTAAATAGATTACCTTCAACATATAATTTTAATGTCGTATCTGTATCTGTAACAGGTATTAATGTATTGATTTGATAAACGTTTTCATTAACAAAAACACCATACTTTGGGTACTCCGCGGTAATATCTCTTAATGGTGAAACGGGAAATTCTCTAACTCTAATATTCCTAGCAGCACTTGTTGTATAATCAATCTCAAGTGGGTTTCTTATTGCAACAAGAGGTATTTCAAAATATGTTTCATTCTCAATACTATTATATTGTATGTTAATCGCAGTTTTTGTTGGTGCATACTGTAATGTATTTTTATAGATTTCTAAAGCGGCAGGAAAATAATTAATTATTTTTGTAACCGATGTTGATATTCTTTTAGATAACGAACCATAAGTTGTAAAATTAGTTATTTCACTTAAATCAAAATTAGGATATACCTGAAAGTTTTTGGCAACCAATAACTTAGATTGTTCAATACTATCAATATTTAATGTACTTAAAGATATTGGATCAGAAAAAGAACCTATGGTAAACGTTCTATTTACCTTTTCTGTGACATTTGTGGTAAACTCAAAATTAGCTTGTGTAAGACCACCACCAGCAACTAACTGAAAACCAACTAAATTATCAGAAAAAGTACCTTCTCCGCTGGCTTGTGGAGGACAAGTATATTTTGTAACCGCCATTATCCTGTTATGTTTGTAAAGTTTTTAGTAAAATCAATATTATTACCTCTATCTTGTCTAACTTCATATAAAAGTTCATTAAATTGATCTCTTACTTCATATAAGTTGTATTGTTTGTATATGTTATTGTTACTATCGTAAATCGTGTAAATACCATCATCAATGGATTTAGTTTGATTTCCATAAAGAGCAATTGCTAATGTTGATATATCGTGTTCAACTATTTCAATTTCAGTAGTTATTGGATTAAAAAATGTGTTTGACACAATAATATCTTGGTTTGGTTGTCCAATAAACGGTGTTGCGTTTGGTTTGTTGGTTGGTGACGATGACGGTGATAGGGTACAAAACACTAAATTTGTAACTCCTTCAGTGTATCTATATCTAATAGATTTTTGTGAAGTATTTGTTAGATTTTGAATAACCGGCTCACAATAAAAAGATGAGGTAATCATTCTAAAGAAATTAGGTATTTTTGTTCCGTCTGAATTCAAATATTCTACTCTAAAACCAATGAGTCCCTGATTTAC